TTAAGCCGCGCAGATCTGAGATTTTGCGACGGGCCACAGCCGCATCTCATAATTTACAAATGTTTTGATTGGTGAGTTCGCTTTGGAATTGGCAATTCTGCTTTCGGGTTTCCACTGCCACATACCAAATGCAATGATAGTCTGCCCCTCTCGGTAATCCGAGAAAAAATTAACATCGGGAGACCAAATCGACGTGCATGCCACCTCCCGAGCATCTGCTTCGTCCATGTTTCGCATGGGGCGTACAAGATTGACAACCGAAAAATTTTCTTTTTTCCCGGGTACGGTTTTTATTGATTTGATTGTGCCGTGGACGGCGATAGGTATCTGGGTGGTTGAGCTTTTAAGTTGTCGATAGCACCGAAAATAGTCGGTGTCCTCAAAATAAAAATCAGACCATGGAACATTTACACCGTCAAATACGAGAGTAAGAAGATTTTCTATCTCGGCATGATTCTCGCATACGGAGCGAACCTTAAGCACCCGTTTTGCACTATTGATGTATGCCCCCAATTTCTCTTCGCTAGCTATGTACTCCTTCTGCTGGCTGATTAATTTCTTATCGTCGGTGAGGGATTTTTTTGTTTTGGCTAGTTCAATAAGCTGGTCAAGTGCCTTTTTTACGGCAAGCAATCGAAGTTGAAATTGATTATTCGAAATGGCCATAAAAACGTCGCCATCTGATTCCCGAGCAATAACAGTCAGTTGGCCGACAGAGTTGTAATTGCAGCCTTCGTGATGTGTGCTTTTGGGCGCCAGCCTAAAAAAGGGTTCGACAAAAACAATATCCTCCCCCACTTCCCTTGGATGCCCATTCACAAATGAAACGGATGCATCGCAAAATTCGCACTTCAGTGGTTTTTCAAATGATCCATTTTCCGCCATTTCAATGGTGATGCGATTTCCATTTGCATCGCGGGCAGCGGGCATTTTTGAGGCCATAGTTGTTGTTCCTTCTGGGCGTGAGTCTGACTTCTATTGCGTGAAAGATGCGTGCATGGCCGTAGGGGCACAAGCGAGTGAATACAGCCCTTGGCGCCGTTGAGTGATGACGAGTGCTCGATAGGCTGCCAACGGCTGTTCGTATTCCGGTTTGCCCTTATCGCGGGTTTTTACCTTGAACACGTCGATTGGTTTGTCACTGGCGAGCCCCGCCCGCTGCATGATCCGATCGGCGGTGACCTCCTGGCCATTGAACGACCACAGGGCATTGAATACCTTGGCCTGAGCTTCGGTGCAGTGGATTGGCGAGCCGTTGCCATTTGGTAGCGTGACCCAGCGGAAGTCAGCCGAGAATGGACCGTTCACCGGTATGGCTGGATCGGCTGTGACCGCCTTAGTGGCTTGCGAGCCCGGGTCGATGAACGAAAGCGTGTCACCGTAGAGTGCGAAACGCTCCTCGATCGCGAGCCATTCCACTCCAGCACCGGGCGGAGCATGTAGCTGCGAGCGAGGCGTGATCAGCCGGATGACTTGCCCGTCAACGCGGACTCGATCGAGCAGAGCAGGCTCATGCCAGATGCGCATCGGGTCGCGGGCAAGCAGTACTGGAATGCTGCGGGCATTGCCCAGACGCCAGACGCCATTCCCCAGATCGTCGATGCCATCACGGCTGTTGATATCGAGGGCGGTGCGCAATTTCCGGCGTAGCCAGTCTTCGTCCAGCGCCAGCGACGCACCATCGTCCCGATCAACTGTGACCGGCCCACAGTCCGGGCAGCGGCACGTCCGACCGCCGTGCCCGTCGCCCCATACCTGTGCCCGATGCTGCTGGCAGTGCGGACAAAGCACGAAATCCCGGTCCAGCATCGCCTGCTTGACTGCGTGGCCGACGGCAGGCAGGACATTGATCTCGCGCGACGACAGCGCGGTGCACGGTATCGGCGCGCCAATGGCAAAAAGCCGGCAGATCAGTAACCAGGATTCGGGCGAGGACATCGATTAATTCACCGATTCCGGCGACGATCCGACCGCGTCAGCCCCGGGTGGCATTTCTTGAGCGTTGAGGACCTGTCCTTTCTGGAGGATGCCGACCTTGACCAGATAGCCTTCCAGCTGAGCTTGCAAGCGGGCGTCGAACTGATGCAGGTTCAGCCTTCCCTTGCTGGTCACTTCGACGGAAACTACCTTGGCGCGTCTGCCAGGCTCGGGCGGATAGTAGAGGTTGATTTGTGCCGCCGTCACGGTCCAGCGATCAGCAAGCGGGGCCGGCAGCTTTTCCTGCAGCAACTCATGAACAGATCGCTGCTCCTTCGAGGCCATGGCGACGCACTCGAGCTTGAGCTCACTGTCCGGGCTGAGCAGTGTGAGGGCTTTGAGTTGGACGATGGCAAAGCCATCCTCGAAGACCTCCGGCACATCGAAACCGGTACGCAGCGACGACAGATCGAGCGTCGGCGACTTGATCCGTTGAGCGCTCACCGTGAGGCCCAAAACATGCTCTGCGAACGCATCGACCAGCATCTGCTGGTATTTTGCGCCGCCACGTACAAGCGTGCGGACGACGCCCGTGGCACGAGAGTATTCCAGTGCCATTTGGATATTGGGATTCCCAACGTGGCGCTTCAGATTTGAGCCCTCAAACTCCAGGCGCAGCGTGGCCAGATCCTTGACGTGGACGGTCAGGAGGAACACGCCTGGACTGCGTTGCACGAGGTAAGCCACGCCGCTGTCACCGCAATGCAGCTCCCGCAGGTAGAAGTCGGAGATGGCGCCGCGCAAAGCGTCCAGAGCGACCGTGGACGAATCCGGTTCGCTGGTGATGCCCAGATCGTACTGCTGCGTTTGTGGCCCGTGGTGTTCCCAGAAGCTGAAGTCGAGCGCACGTTCGAAGATGTCAGGATGATGCACATACAACCAGAACGACCGGTGCAGGTCGCTGCCGCACAGCGTCAGGCCTGTGAGTGCCGCGCTGTCCCACATCGCAGCCTCGAACAGCGCCTGCCTGCCCGTTGCGTCGGCGAGCCGGACGCTCGCCATTAGGTTGCCGATCATCTGGTCACGGGCGACGGCATCGGACCACTCATGAACGGCATCTACCAGTGCGTCGGACGTGGCATCCGCCTGGTTCCAGTCAAAGCTAGCCGGTAGGGGCAGTCCGTGGGACGTCAGAAAACCGCGCAGCGCTCCATCCACCGGCAGTTCGAGCAAAATATCGACGTGCGTCTTTTTCATTGCTTCGGTTCTTCCTGGAGATGTCGGAGGCTGGGGACCGATATTCTGGTCGCTAGCCGGCGACTGAGTTCGCCAAACAGAATCTCAAATAAGTAAAGTTTTGAGATACTGCGAGGGATTCTGTCCCTCTCTTTTCCTCTTGTCAATCAATTTGAAACATCCGTTGCATTGATGTATCTCGTTGCTATACTCTCGGGTTTAGCGAACTTGATCCATCAAAACAGGAGTGCGCCATGGCTTCGGCGTTCGGCATACGGTTGCGCCGTTTGCGGGAAGCAAAAAAATTGACTCTCCAGCAGGTCGCCGACGAGATCGGCTGTACCAAGGCTTATGTCTGGGAGCTGGAAATGAGGGAGGGGCAACGACCGACGGCAGAACGCGTCTATGCCCTTTCCAAGCTGCTGGGCGTCACGGTCGAGGATTTGATGGGCGAAGCGCCCAAGGACGTTCCGCAGGCAACCCCAGAAGATGTGGCGTTTTTCCGGGAGTACGCGGGCATGACTGATGGCGACAAACAGCGCTACCGGGATGCACTCACTTTGATGTTCGGCTCCCGTAAGGATGGCGGGAACGCGCAATGAACGCGGTGGCGCTCAACGGATTCACGGCGGCGACAGCTATCCTGCGGCTGTTGCGCACCGCATTTCCGTCAGGGCTATCCGATGTGCTTGACCTTGAGTTGGTTTGCCAAGGATTGCCGGGTACACCTTACGGAAAAGGTGTCCGCGAGATCAAGGCTCCGATGCCTTCGCCGATCGCCAGCTGTGAAGGTATGCTGGTGCGTAATCCGGACGATGCTGCCGAGTGGGGAATTTTCTATAACGGTAACGCCACGCCCGAGCGCCAAAGATTCACGATTGCACACGAGCTTGGGCATTTTATTCTGCACCGGGATCGCCAGATGTCTTTTCAGTGCGATAAGGCAAGCGTGTACTCGGGACAGGACACTCTGGCGGTGATTGAGCGCGAGGCGGATGATTTTGCGAGCAATCTGCTGCTGCCGGGTGACATGCTGCGAGACGCAATGGCCGGGCAGACCATCAGTCTGCATCTGCTGAGTCAGCTCGCGTCACGTTTTCAGGTGTCTTTTGAGGCACTATGCATTCGTTTCATAAAATACACTGACGTTCGAGCCATCCTGCTGCACTGGGACAACGGATTCTTAAAATACGAATGGCGCAGTCGATCTGCTGTTCTGAGCAAAGCACGAATTCAGCGGCTAACCAATCCCGTCGAGCCGTTGCCAGGAACCATCGCCGCAGACACCAGTGTTTTGCAGGAGCGTGACGGCGTCGAGCTTCCGGCGTCGCTATGGTGTACAGACGAAGCGCCGTACATGAAACTCCACGAATTCAAGCATACGTATGCCGCGCGTGATCGCGTGCTCACGCTGTTGCTGCTGGAGGATGCGGAGCCGCGTCGCTGGAATGCAGCAGGCACAAGATGACACATGAAGGCGGGGATTTTCATCGCGTTAGCGATGGTATTGAATAACTGATCGGGGAAGAAATGGCGCGTATCGAAAACCATAAATACAGCATCGAGGAGGCCTTCAGGGAATGCTTCTACATCGTCCCGGACTACCAACGCGAGTACGTCTGGACGGACAAGGAAGTGCATCAGCTACTGGAGGATATCGGTGAGCAGATCGATGGGGGCACGACGCGGGAATATTTCATTGGCACCGTACTGGTGTCGCCGACCCATCAAAAGAATCACTACGAGGTCATCGATGGTCAGCAGCGCCTGACCACATTTTTCCTGCTGCTGTGCGCGCTGAAGCATCTGTTCCAGGGCGAGCCACAACGGCAAATGATTTCCGGACTGATATCGACCAGCTATGTGGACAGCGACGGCGAGGTCCGCACGAACCTGAAGCTGGAGCCTCGTTACGAGAATGCGGCCGAAGTGATGGCCAAGCTGGTGGAGTTGGATGCCGATCCACAGGCTGTGCGCACGGGCATTCAGGCTTCAGGGATCGCCAGCTTCGGCTCCCTCGAAAATCTGGTCAATGCCTACAGCACGCTGTACCACTATCTGAAAGATAACTACGACGACGTCGCCAAGCTGAAGAAGTATTGGGGCTATCTGGCCAACAACGTGGTGTTCATCCAGATATCCACCGACGTGAGTAGCGCGCTGAAGATCTTCGAGACCATCAACGAGCGCGGCGTAGGCCTGAACCCGATGGATCTGCTGAAGAACCTATTGTTCACGCAGGTCAATCAATCGCAGTTCACCCAGCTCAAGGACGAGTGGAAGAAAATCACCAAGCCGCTGGAGAAAGAAAAGGAAAAGCCGCTGCGCTTCCTGCGCTATTTCCTGATGGCCAACTACGTGATTAAGAACGAGCGTGGTGACTCGGTGGTGCGCGAGGACGAAATCTACGACTGGTTCGTGGCCAAGGACAACGCGGCCATGTGCGATTACGCGAACAAGCCCTTCGAGTTCGTTCGCAAGGTGATCCGTAACGTCGAGCACTACCTGGCCTTTGCCAACGGACTGGGTAATGACGGCAAACCCAGTCTGGCGATGGATAGTCTCAAGCGTTTGGCCGGTGGCGCGTTCAGCTTGCATTACGTTTTGCTGCTGGCGGCCGCCAATTTCCCCAAGCCGCTGTTTGAGCACTTCGTGGCGCAGTTGGAGAGCTTCCTCTTCTACTACATTTTCACGAAGACGCCGACCAAGGATCTAGAGCGCAACTTCTCTCAATGGGCCGATGAAATTCGCACCATTGCCGCCATCGCGGATCCGCTTAAGCAGAAGGCGCAGCTCAACGCATTCATTGCTGACCGCTTCGATACGAGCATGGCCGGAAAATCTCAGGAACTGGTCGATGCATTGCGACGTTTCACCCTGTATTCGATGCAGCAATACCGCACGCGCTATTTGCTGGCACGTCTGACGCAGTATGTCGATATGGCTTTCAGCGGGCTGAAAACGCACAGTAGCTTGGGCCCGTTTACCAGTCTGGAGATCGAGCATATTCTGCCCAATACGCCAACGCCCGAACTGCGTGCCAAGTGGGCTGAGGAAAATCCCGGTGCAGATTACGATGGCTACAAAAACCGGCTCGGTAATCTGACTTTGTTAGAAAAGCCAATCAATATTGTCGCCGGCAATGATTTTTACGCGAAGAAACAGGCCGAGTACTGCAAGAGCGGGAACTATCTCACGCGCAGTTTGGCTGAGCTGACCAACGTCGGTCAGAACACCTCCATTTCCCGAATCAACGAAAAGCTGAAGGCATTTCCTGTTTGGGATGCAAAGACCATCGAAGCCCGTCACGCGCTGCTGATAACCTTGGTGCAGGACGTTTGGAAGACATCGCCCATCGACGTCTGAAAGACGCCAACGGTTCAGCCAAGGCATGGAAGCAATCAACGGCGCCGGATCGGATGGCGGTCAATACTGTGGTCGCCATCCCACGCGGGCGTTTGCCAACTCACGCGCACTCCCGCTAAATCACGTTACGCGAAGTATCTTCGGCTCATAGCATGAGCAGCGTTTTCCACCGAAACGCTCACCATGTCTGATATCCAACCTATCTCTATTCCGGTGCTTACCGACAAGCCCCGGCACCCGCAGCAGGAAATCATAGACTTGCTGGCCGTCGCGCTGCTACGGCTTCGCGCACGTCTGGCAGGGTCGGCCGACGATCGCAGCGAACCGGTTGGCCTTGGCTTCTGCGGCCACGAGCGCGTCAATACGAACCCCTCTCAACCGACTGGAGTTCGTTCATGACGACACACGCAGGTCAGCCTGGCGCCCCGACCATCACGGCACGCATTGCCCAGCTTCCCCATCTGCCGATCGGCAGCCTGTGGGCACTGTGGGACGAGTATTTCGACGAGCGCCCGAACCATCACAATCGCATCTGGATTGAAACCCGGCTTGCTTACCGGATGCAGGAACGAGCGTTCGGCGGACTGCGTGCATCGCTTCGCCGCAAGCTCGAAGAGATAGGCGAAACTGGCATCATGCCGCGACAAGTGCATCGCGCCGGTGAACGCCTACTTCCCGGCACGGTTATCACCCGCAACTACAACGACATCGATCATCGCGTGCTCGTGCGCGGCATCAACGACTTCGAGTACCAGGGCATCCGCTTCCGTAGCCTCACAGCGATCGCGCGCGAGATCACCGGCAGTAACTGGTCGGGACCTGCTTTCTTTGGCCTGAAATCCGGTCGCCGGAAAGCGGAGGTCGCATGAAGGGGACACGCAACATCGCGCCCATGCCTGCTACGGTCACCCCGAAAAAACGCTGTGCCGTGTACACGCGGAAGTCCAGCGACGAAGGCCTCGATCAAGAATACAACAGCCTCGAAGCACAGCGCGATGCGGGTCTCGCCTACATCGCAAGCCAGCGTCACGAGGGCTGGATCGCGGTGAACGACGGGTACGACGACGGCGGATATTCCGGCGGCAATCTCGATCGGCCATCATTGCAGCGACTGCTTGCCGATATCGAGGCTGGCACGATCGACATCGTGGTGGTCTACAAGATCGACCGGCTCACGCGCAGTCTCCCGGATTTTGCTCGACTCGTCGACGTGTTCGACCGGTGCGGTGTCTCTTTTGTCGCCGTCACGCAGCAGTTCAACACGACGACCTCGATGGGGCGACTGACGCTGAACATTCTGCTGTCGTTCGCGCAGTTCGAGCGCGAGGTGACGGGCGAGCGCATCCGCGACAAGTTTGCCGCGAGCAAGGCGCGTGGCATGTGGATGGGTGGCATGCCGCCGCTCGGCTACGACGTCGTCGATCGGCGACTGGTCGTCAATGAGCCGGAGGCCATGCTCGTGCGGGATATCTTCCGGCGGTATGGCGAACACGGATCGGCGGCGCGTCTCGTGCGCGAGTTCGCCATCGAAGGTCGCACCACCAAGGCATGGGTCACGCAAGACGGGCGTCACCGTACTGGTCGTCCGATCGACCAGCAGTTCATTTTCCATGTACTGCGCAGCCGCGTGTATCTCGGCGAGATCCACCACAAGGGCCAGTATTTCGCCGGGCAGCATGAGCCCATAGTGCCGCAGGAACTGTGGAACGCTGCGCACGCATTCATTGAACGACGCCAGCAGGGCCCACGCGAGCGGCGCTCAAAGCACTCGGCACTGCTCGCCGGGCTGCTCTTTGCACCGGATGGCCAGCGCATGCTACACACGTTCGTGCGCAAGAAAAGCGGCCGGATCTACCGGTACTACGTGCCCTACCTGCATAAGCGCCGACATGCCGGCGCGACGCTCGCTCCGGAGATCCCCGGCACGGGCCATCTGCCCGCAGCCGAGATCGAGCAGGCCGTGCTGGTCCAGATTCATGCGGCCTTGAGCGCGCCCGAGGTGCTGATCGGCGCATGGCGGTCATGCCAACGGCATCCCGCCGGCGCGGCGCTCGATGAACCACAGGTGGTCGTGGCCATGCAGCGCATCGGCGCGGTGTGGGAGCAGCTGTTTCCGGTGGAGCAGCAGCGGCTCGCGCGACTCCTGATCGAACGAGTCCAGCTGCATGCGCAGGGACTCGACATCCACTGGCGTGAGGATGGCTGGCTCGGCCTCGGTCAGGACATCAGCGCGCACCCGCTCGTCGAGGAATCTCGCCCGGACGCGATGGAGGTGGCGCGATGAAGCGCGACACCTCGGGCGCGAAGTGTCTGCCGCCGGATCCGCGCACGATCCGCGTCGAGGTGGCCGGCGGTTCTCGCAGCTATTACGACGGCACGCAGCGCGTCACGACCGTAGCGCTGTCCGTGAAACGACGGCACAACCGCAAGCTGCTGATCCCACCACCGGGTGAGCACTCCGCGATAACGGGCGGCGGAATCGACCTGCCGATGATTCGCATGCTCGGCAAGGCTTTCTACTGGAAGCGGCAGATCGAGCAGGGCCATTATGCGACGGCCACGGAGCTGGCGCGGACGTTGAAGCTCGAGCCCGGCTGGGTGGCCGAGGTGCTGCGCCTGACGCTGCTTGCGCCCGACATCATTGAGGCGATTTTCGACGGACGGCAACCGCGGCAACTGGATCTTCACGCGCTGCGCGGCCGCGCAGCATTGCTACCCCGAGACTGGGCCGAGCAGCGCCGGCTGCTCGGATTCCCCGAACGTCCAGTCTGAATTCCCAGCACCATTTTTCCCGACGGCGAGCGCAGTGCTCGCCATTTTTTTGACCTGGCGAATTGGCGAACCAGAAGTTTCTGCGTGGTTCGCCAATGGCTCCCTTAAAGGTTCGCCATCGAAATCCTGAAATGACACCTGTTCCTCAACAGCGTCACAGGAGACTTTGATGACGACGATGACAGACGGTGTTACCCGGTCGCACCACGAGGCGATCTTTTCCCCCGGTGATCGCCGCGTGCTCAGCGAGAACGAGCTCGCGCAGCGCTGGGGCATCAGCCCCAAGACGCTGCAACGCTGGCGCAGCGAAGGGCGCGGACCGAAGTACCTGAAGCTTTCCAAGCGCGTGAGCTATCCGCTCGATGCGATCCTCGAGTTCGAGCGTGGCGCACTGCACGACTCGACCTCCGAGCGCTCGGTTCGCTGATGGAGATCGCCATGACCGATATGACGATCTTCCCCGCCGACCTAGCGGCGATGACCGTGGCCCAGCTGGCCGCGCTTCCTGCGGCCCAGAAAGCCGAGATCCACCGCAACCTCACCGATGCCGCCGAGTGGCTGAAGTCGGCCCGCGCGAAGTTCGACGCGGCGCTCGATGCCGCATACGGCGAACAGGCTCGCGCAGCCCTGCGTGACTCCGGTCGCGACTTCGGCACCACGCACGTGTCCGACGGCGCGCTGCGCATCACGTTCGAACTGCCGCGCCGCGTGTCCTGGGATCAGGCGCGCCTCTCCGAAATGGCCGCACGCATCACGGCTGCCGATGAGCGAGCCGAGGACTACGTCGACGTTGAGCTGTCGATTCCCGAATCACGCTTCTCGAACTGGCCGCCGGCATTGCGCGAGCAGTTTGCGTCGGCTCGTACCACCAAACCCGGTAAGCCGACTTTCCGGCTGGCCCTCCTCAACGACATGGGAGCCTGACCATGACGAATATCCTTCCGTTCGAATTCGAAGCCCACGCAGTGCGCGTCCATGTCGATGACGCTGGCCAGCCTTGGTTCAACGCCAATGACGTGTGCACTGTGCTCGAGTTCGGTAATTCGCGCCAGGCCGTCGAATCGCATGTCGATGACGAGGATGTCCAGAAATTGGACACCCTTACGCCTGGCGGCCGTCAGCGCCAGAACCACGTAAACGAATCGGGACTGTATGCCCTGATCCTCGGCTGCACCAAGGACGCCGCGAAGCGCTTCAAGCGCTGGGTCACGAGCGAGGTGCTGCCTGCGATCCGCAATACCGGCAGCTACAACGCCGTCGCCAGCCTGCCCGCACCGACCCAGGACCGCGTGTCGTCGATCCTGCTGATCGGCGAGGCCGTGGCGAAGGTACCTGGCGTCAAGGCCGGCATTGCGATGGCTGCAACGCTGACCTGCATCCACGAGAACACCGGCATCGCCGTCGAAACGCTGCGCCGCGCGTTGCCCGCTGCGGATGCGCCCATCTGCTCGCTCAACGCCACGCAGGTTGGCCAGCTTCTGAGCATCTCGGCGAAAGCGGCCAACCTGCGCCTTGCGCGTCACGGTCTGCAGGCGCGCAATGACCGCGACGAGTGGGAGCTGACCGAGGCAGGCGAGGCCTGGGCCGAGGCTATGCCCTACTCGCGCAACGGTCACTCGGGCTACCAGATTCTCTGGAATCCGGCGGTTGCGGATCTGCTGAAGGAGGCCGCGTAATGGCGCTTCCCATCATCACCGCTGACCAGCGACTAGCCGAGCGCCAGGGCGTCAAGATCGCCGTGCTTGGCAAGAGCGGCATCGGCAAGACCAGCCTGCTGAGAACTCTGCCCGAGGCCTCGACGCTGTTCGTCGATCTCGAGGCTGGCGACCTCTCTGTGCGCGACTGGCAGGGCGACTGCATGCGCCCGGCTACCTGGCCTGAATTCCGCGACCTCGTCGTGTTCCTCGCGGGCTCCAACCCGGCCCTGCCGCCGGAGGTACCGTTCTCGGATGCGCATTTCCGCCACGTATGCGATCGCTTCGGCGATCCGGCGCAGTTGACCCGTTACGACACGTACTTCGTCGACAGCATCACGGTGCTCGCACGCCTGGCACTGATCTGGGCCAGAACCCAGCCGCAGGCCGTGTCCGATCGCACGGGCAAGCCCGACATGCGTGGTGCCTATGGCTTGCTCGGCACCGAAATGCTCGCGGCACTGACCCACCTGCAGCATGCGCGCGGCAAGAACGTCGTGTTCGTCGCGATTCTCGACGAGCGCGTCGACGATTTCAACCGCAAGGTGTTCACCCCGCAGATCGAAGGCTCGAAGACTGCCGCCGAGCTGCCCGGCATCGTTGACGAGGTCGTCACGCTCGCCGAGATCAAGGCCGACGACGGCACCTCCTACCGCGCGTTCGTCACCCACACGCTCAACCCCTACGGCTATCCGGCCAAGGATCGCTCTGGTCAGCTCGACCTGCTCGAGCCGCCCGATCTCCACGCGCTGATCCGCAAATGCGCAGCCGCAGCGACCCAATCCCCGACGACGAGGAACTGATCATGTCCCAATGGAACGACTTCAACGATGCCGATGCACAGCACGCTGGTTTTGAGCTGATCCCGAAGGGCACCGTCGTACCGGTTCGCATGACCATCAAACCCGGTGGCCATGACGATCCCGAGCAGGGCTGGACTGGCGGGTACGCGACCGAATCGTTCGAGACGGGCTCGGTCTATCTGGCCTGTGAATTTGTCGTGACCGACGGCCCGTATGCCAAACGCAAGATGTGGACGAACATCGGCCTCCACTCCCGCAAGGGACCGACCTGGGGGCAGATGGGGCGCAGCTTCATCCGCGCAATTCTCAACAGCGCTCGTCACGTCCATCCGCAGGACAACAGTCCGCAGGCATCGGCTGCCCGCCGCATCGAGAGTTTCGCCGATCTCGATGGCATCGACTTCATCGTGCGCGTGGACATCGAGAAGGATGGGCGCGGCGATGACCGCAACGTCGTGCGCATGGCGGTCGAACCGGATCACGCCGACTACGCCGCGTTCATGGCCGCGGCCTCAAAGCCCTCGGGCTCCGGCGGCCAGTCGGGTGCTCCGGCACAGACCGCGCCAACTTTCCGTCCCGCGCCGACCACGACCCGACCGGCACCGGCGGGCAAACCTGCATGGGCCTGACGAGAAGATCCCCAATGAAATGCTGGGTCTGCACCCGTCAGGCCCGGGGACTCGCGCATGCCGATACCCGTCACGGTATCGGCAATCCCCGGCGCTACCCGATTGACTGGGCGTTCTGCTCGCGACGCTGCCAGGACGCTTTCCATGCGCTGTACGGCACCAGGCTTCGTGCCCTGGACGGCGGCGCAACCCTTGCGGAGAACACGATGATTGATCCGACTGAAGTTGAACGCGCCGCAATGAAACGGTGCCTCAAGGCCTTCGGCGAAGCCGCTGGCGAGATTGGTTTCGACAAGCCCCTCGGCGCGTATGCCGTAGAAGAAGCCCTGCGCGTGATTGACGCGATCGTCACCTGCTGGACGGAACAGCTGGTCGCGCACCACGAAACAACGCGCCAGTCCACCGTGCGCGGAACGACGCCACCGCGCGATCCGTTTGCTGATATGGCAGACGACCTGCCGTGGGAGGTCGCGCAATGATGGATTTCAATTCTTCGTCCACGCTGTCGGAACGGATTACCACGTTGATCGATGCCGGCATGCAGCGCACGAGCAAGCGTGAAGGCAGTCGCACATATCTCGGTGCCTCGCGTCTGGGAGCCGCGTGCGAACGTGCATTGCAGTACGAGTACGAACGCACTGCTGTCGATCACGGGCGCGATTTTCCGGGCCGCATGCTGCGCATCTTCGAGCGTGGCCATGTGATGGAGGACTGCATGGTCGCGTGGCTGCGTGATGCCGGATTCGATCTGCGCACTCGCAAGGCCGATGGCGAGCAGTTCGGATTCTCGGCACTCGACGGCCGGCTGCAGGGGCACATCGATGGTGTGCTCGTAGGCGGCCCCGACGACGTCAGCTATCCGGCGCTCTGGGAAAACAAGTGCCTCGGCGGCAAGTCGTGGCGCGAATTGCTCAAGCACCGGCTCGCCGTCGCCAAACCCATCTATGCCGCACAGGTCGCGCTCTACCAGGCCTATCTCGGTCTGCACGTGCATCCCGCCGTGTTCACGGCAATCAACGCCGACACGATGGACCTGTACATCGAGCTGGTTCCGTTCGATGCGGTGCTCGCCCAGCGCATGTCCGACCGTGCCGTAACCGTGATCGGCGCAAGCGATGCCGGCGAGCGACTGCCGCGCGGATTCAATGACCCCACTCACTTCGAATGCCGGATGTGCGCGTGGCAGGACCGCTGTTGGAGGACGCAGGCATGAACCATCTGTATTCCACGCCGCTTGCCGCCATGCTCGGCGAGCGTCTGATCACGGCACGCGAAGCGGCCGTCAGTCTGAATCTGCCGATGTACTGGCTCACGCATGCCTGCGAGCGCGAACGCCTGAAGTTGCCGCATTACCGGGTCGGCAAGCTCCTGCGTTTCAGGCTCGATGAGCTGGTCGCATGGGCCGAAGCACGGCAAGCCATCATCAATCAGGCAGCGGGTGAGGAGGGCATCGATGCTGGACTTTAACGAGACACACGTGTCTCCCACTTCGCAGCCGGATGGCGGGCGTGACGAAATCCATGGGGCGCTGCTCGCCCGACTCGAATCCGTACTGACCGTCATGTTCCCGGCAGGCAGACGACGCCGGGGCAGGTTCCTCGTGGGCGATGTCATGGGAAGCCCGGGCGACAGCCTCGAAGTCGTGCTCGAAGGCGACAAGGCCGGCCTGTGGACCGACCGCGCGACGGGCGACGGCGGCGACATCTTCAATCTGATCGCGGCATGGCGTGGCATCGATACGCACGGGGATTTTCCGCGCGTGCTGCAGCAGGCCCGTGATCTGGTCGGGCAGAGTGCGTCCATGCCCAGGCGCCGCACGAAGAAGGAAGCGCCCGTCGATGACCTCGGTCCAGCCACGGCGAAATGGGACTACCTCGATGCCAGCAGCCAGCTAATCGCCGTCGTCTACCGCTATGACCCGCCAGGCCGGAAGAAGGAATTCCGGCCGTGGGATGCGAAGCGTCGCAAGATGGCACCGCCAACGCTGCGTCCGCTCTACAACCAGCCGGGCATGATCGGTGCCGCGCAGGTCATCCTGGTCGAAGGCGAGAAATGCGCGCAGGCGCTGATCGACACAGGCTTCGTCGCGACCACGGCGATGCATGGTGCGAACGCTCCTGTGGAAAAAACCGACTGGTCGCCACTCGCAGGCAAGACTGTGCTCGTCTGGCCTGACCGTGACAAACCCGGCTGGGAGTACGCCACGCAGGCGGCACAGGCCATCCTCACGGCAGGGGCGAAGTCCTGCCACATCCTGTACCCACCCGAGGATGCCGCCGATGGATGGGATGCGGCTGATGCAGTGGCCGAAGGTTTCGACGTTCCGGCATTCATCGCGCAGGGGCCGCGCATGCAGATGCACGACATTGCCGATGCGACTGAGCCCGTGGTCAGTAGTGATGAGTCGGTGTGGGGCACGGATGATGCGCTGGCCCTGGCGTTCACCCGACGCTATCACCGCGACTGGCGTTACGTCGCGGCATGGGGGCGCTGGCTCGTGTGGGACGGTCAGCGCTGGCGCACCGAGGATACCCTCGCGGCGATTGATCTGATCCGCAGTGTCTGCCGGCATGCGGCGGTTCATGCTGACAATCCGAAGATCGCCGCGAAGCTGGCCAGCGCCGGCACGGTTGCCGGTGTCGAGCGACTTGCACGTACCGATCGCCGTCATGCGGCCAGTACTGACGAATGGGATGCCGATCTGTGGCTGCTCAACACGCCGGGTGGCGTGATCAATCTGCGCACCGGCGGACAGCGAGCGCATGAGCGTGCCGACCGGATGACCCGGATTACCACGGCAACACCCGTGCATGGCGCAGCCTGTCCCATCTGGCAGCAGTTTCTCGCCGAAGTGACGGGGAACGATGTCGAGCTGCAGGCCTATCTGCAGCGGATGGCCGGCTATGCCCTGACCGGGTCCACGCAGGAACATGCGCTGTTCTTCCTGTACGGCACCGGTGCCAACGGCAAGTCGGTGTTCGTCAACACGCTGGCCACGATCCTGGGCGACTACGCGGCTAATGCACCGATGGACACTTTCATGGAAACGCGTACCGACCGGCATCCGACGGATATGGCGGGCCTGCGCGGCGCGCGATTCGTTGCTGCGATCGAAACGGAGCAGGGGCGGCGCTGGGCCGAGTCGAAAGTCAAGAATCTCACGGGTGGTGACAGGATTTCTGCGCGCTTCATGCGGCAGGACTTTTTCGAGTTTCTCCCGCAGTTCAAGTTGTTCGTCGCCGGTAACCACAAGCCCGCGATCCGCAACATCGATGAAGCGATGAAGCGGCGGCTGCACCTGATCCCGTTCACGATCACCGTGCCACCCGAGCGCCGCGACAAGTTGCTCCAGCAGAAGCTGCTCGCCGAGCGTGACGGGATTCTCGCGTGGGCGGTTCAGGGGTGTCTGGCCTGGCAACGTCTCGGACGGCTCGATCCGCCGCAACAGGTGCGGGCGGCAACCGAAGAATATTTCGAGGCCGAGGATGCACTGGGTCGATGGATCGAGGAGCGCTGCGTGCGCGAGGTCAATGCGAAATCGCTGACTGCCGAACTGTTCAGTGACTGGAAACTGTGGGCCGATTCCGCAGGTGAATTTGTCGGCACACAACGGCGCTTCTCCGACCTGCTCATCACGCGCGGGATGGAGAAATGGCGCAACAGCATGGGGGTGCGTGGATTTCGTGGCGTCGCGCTCGTGCAGCCGCCCATGCCCGCGTACACACCTTATGCCGACAACTGACTGACACCCGACTGACGCATCGGGCGCAGTGAAACATAAGTCTCTTACGCGTGCGCGCGTATACGCGCACACATGGAGTGTTTCGATGGACTGCGTCCGATGTGTCAGTCCAAACCGAACAGGACTGTAACCGTGACCATGACGATCCTTGCCCTTGATCTGGGCACTACGACCGGCTGGGCGCTGAGCGGCCGTGACGGCCACATCATCAGCGGCAGCGAATTCTTTCGGCCCCAGCGCTTTGAGGGCGGTGGCATGCGCTTCCTGCGTTTTCGCCGCTGGCTCTCTGAATTGCACGGCGGTGCTGGCGATATTCACGCGGTGTACTTCGAGGAGGTCCGCCGGCATGCGGGTGTCGACGCCGCACACGCATACGGCGGATTTCTCGCCACGCTCTCGGCCTGGTGCGAGCACCACAGCATTCCGTACCAGGGTGTGCCGGTGGGCACGATCAAGAAGCATGCGACCGGCAAGGGCAATGCGGGCAAGGAAGCGGTCATCGCTGCGATGGTGGCGCTCGGTCATGCGGTCGCCGATGACAACGAGGCCGACGCACTCGCGCTGCTGCACTGGGCCATCGACATGCAGGAGGATCTGGCATGAAGATCCCGATTCCATCCTCTCCGTCGTCGCTTGCACGTCACCAGCCGGTGACGATGGATGTCGATGCCGTGAAACGTGACGGCTGGCAGCGTCAGCGTATCCTCGTTATCGCCGAGCAGGACGATCGGTTGGATTTCGTTGAGCGTGAGTTCGTGCGGCGTATCGGCAACCGGCTCTACGGTGCGTCCGGAGGTCGCCATGGCTGAGTGGGACATCGATGCCGTGGCCGCCCGGTTTGCCGAAGCGGCCGAGACAAGCCGGCGACTGCCACGTGTTGGCGTGCAGGGCTATTTCAACGTCTGGCCGGCATTCGCACGCCGCGAATGGGAGGCGCTTGCGAATGAGGATCGTGAGTATCGCCCTCTGCCTCCTTCTCCGTCGGCGATTGATCGAATGCTCGAAACGATGAAGTGGGTGCAGTGGCTTGATATTGAACAGCGCCACCTCGTGTGGATGCGGGCGAAACAGTACGAGTGGTCCGACATCAGTCGGCGTTTTGGCTGTTGCCGGTCAACAGCATGGCGACGTTGGCGCAGCTGTATGCTGCAGGTTGCTGACCAGCTTAATGACCTGCCGTGAACGTGATCGTGATTTGACGCGTTTGAGCGCGTTCCAGCGGGTTCGAGCGGTTATGTGGGGGATAGTGCGATTTTGGGCCCTGCAACACTTCGGGCGTTTTCGCGTAGGATTTCAGCTATCTTCTGGACAGTCGTGTGAGCACAGCGAGACGGCCTGTCCAGTTTGCTGCATCAGTGCGCCTGCCTTCTCGTTGATCCCCTTGAACCCGCCCGGTGTCATGCCTGGTGGGTTTCTTTTTTCTGCCCATGAATCTGCACATCGACTATCGTCCGATCGAGTCGCTGATCCCGTATGCCCGCAATGCGCGCACGCACAGCTCTGAGCAGGTGGTCCAGATCGCGGCGAGCATCCGCGAGTTCGGCTTCAACAATCCGGTACTGGTTGATGGCCAGCATGGCGTCATTGCCGGTCACGGTCGCATCCTTGCGGCTCGCCAGCTTGGCATGACGGAACTGCCGGTGATCGAGCTGTCGCACCTCTCGAATACACAGAAGCGTGCGTTCATCCTGGCCGAGAACCGGCTGACCGAACGGGGAGGCTGGGACGACGAACTGCTGTCGCTGGAACTGGCCGATCTGCAGGCAGCGGGCTTCGACCTCGAACTGACCGGCTTCGATGACGCAGCGATCGCAAAGCTGCTCGACGAGGACAGCGAGGCTGGACCGCAAAACGACGAACCAGCCGACGATGTGTCGGAGCCGCCCGTGGTGCCTGTCACGCGCAGAGGTGACGTCTGGCTCATCGGCCGGCATCGGCTGATCTGCGGCGATGCCACCGATGCATCCGTCGTGGCCCGTGTCATGGGCGGCCAGCAGGCCACGTTGTGCTTCACGTCACCGCCCTACGGTAACCAGCGCGACTATACCGGGGACATCGGTAACTGGGACGCGCTGATGCGCGGCGTGTTCGCTGCGTTACCGATGTCCGCTGACGGCCAGATACTCGTCAATCTCGGCCTCATCCACCGCGACAACGAAGTCGTGCCGTACTGGGACGGCTGGCTCCAATGGATACAGACCAGTGGCTGGCGACGCTTCGGCTGGTACGTCTGGGATCAGGGGCCAGGGATGCCAGGCGACTGGAACGGCAGACTCGCACCGAGCTTTGAGTTCGTGTTCCACTTCAATCGCACTGCACGTCGTCCGAACAAGATCGTGCCATGCACGCATGCTGGCCAGGATTCGCATCTGCGCGCAGATGGCTCGTCGACGGCGATGCGCAGGAAGGACGGCGAGGTCGGTGGCTGGTCGCATGCCGGCAAGCCCACGCAGGACACGCGCATTCCTGATTCGGTGATTCGCATCATGCGGCACAAGGGGCCGATCGGCGACAGCATTGATCATCCGGCCGTGTTCCCGGTCGCGCTGCCCGAGCACATCATGCTCGCGTACTCGGATGCGGGTGACATCGTGTTCGAGCCGTTCAACGGTTCCGGCACGTCGCTCATCGCGGCCGAACGCACGGGCCGTCAGTGCAGGGCTGTGGAAATTGCACCGGAGTATGTCGATGTCGCGATCCGCCGCTTCATGCAGCACTATCCCGACGCATCCATCACGCTCGCGCGTTCCGGCCTGAGCTTTGAGGAAGTGGAGGCCGAACGCGTCACGATTCCCGAGGCCGACCATGCGTGAACCGGTTGCCGACATCAGGGTCGAGATGCGGCCGATCGATGCGTTGATCCCGTATGCAAACAACGCGAAGCGGCATACCGATGCGCAGGTCGCGCAGATCGCAGCCAGCATCCGTGAATTCGGCTGGGGGGCACCGATTCTGGTCGATGGCCAAAATAACGTAATCGCGGGTCATGGTCGTCTGCTCGCGGCACGAAAGCTCGGTATTGTCGATGTTCCGGTGGTACCAATGGCGCATCTGACCGACATCCAGCGACGCGCCCTGATTCTGGCTGACAACAAGATCGGCGAGAATGCCTCATGGGACGATGAGCTGTTGGGTATCGAGCTGACGGCATTGAAGGATGCCGGCGTCGATCTCTCGATTACGGGTTTTACTGCCGACGAATGGGACGCGTTGATCGCGGGCGAGTCGGCGACTGGATCTGGGCATACGGACGATGACTCAGTGCCTGAGGTTGAGGAAACGCCGGTGTCGCGTGCAGGCGACGTCTGGCTGCTCGGTGAGCACCGCTTGCTGTGCGGCGACGCGACGAAGCCGGAGTCCTATCGTGCACTGCTTGGCGATGAACGGACCAGCATGGTGTTCACCGATCCGCCGTATAACGTCAACTACGCCAACAGCGCGAAAGACAAGCTGCGTGGCAAGAATCGCCCGATCCTGAACGACAATCTCGGCGACGGCTTCGAGACGTTCCTGACCGATGCCTGCCGCAATCTGCTCGCGGTCACGGACGGTTCGGTCTACATCGCCATGTCGTCGAGCGAACTGGACACGCTGCAGTCGGCATTCCGTGCAGCGGGCGGCCGCTGGTCGACGTTCATCATCTGGGCTAAGAATACGTTCACGCTCGGCCGGGCCGACTACCAACGCCAATACGAGCCGATCCTCTATGGTTGGCGCGACGGGGCGGATCATTTCTGGTGTGGCGCGCGCGATCAAGGGGATGTGTGGCAGATCAAGAAGCCTACGAAGAACGATCTACATCCGACGATGAAGCCGGTCGAACTCGTCGAGCGAGCGGTGCGCAACAGCAGCAAGACGCGTGACATCGTGCTCGATCCGTTCGGCGGTTCGGGCTCGACGCTGATCGCCTGCGAGAAGGCGGGCAGGCGCGCACGGCTCATCGAGCTCGATCCAAAATACGTCGATGTTATCGTTCGCCGCTGGCAGGACTGGAGCGGCAAGCAGGCCATCCATGCGGCGGATGGCTTAGTCTTCGACGCACAGACACCTCATCAATAAAATAAACCCGCCCCCGTTTGTTGACAATAAACTGGGGTGGGTTTAAGATTTGTTCGTCATCTTTCTGGGTAGGCTTCAATGACGGCAAAGATCAAATCAAGTGAGTGGTCCGATTTTTCGAAGCGGATCGTTCGTATTCGTGGTCTCCCCAAGGGCACGGAACTCCGCCTCTACCGGCGGAGTGATGGCAGGCGAGTTCGTTCTGACTTCAGTGTTAAACGCAAAGCAGTCAATCGGACCAACGTTGAGCAACTGAATGGCACCGATCGTGTGTCCGACCTACTGGCGGATGCCAGAACGCTGCTTTCGACAGACATCGATGCCCGCGGTTTGGAAATGCGGCTCTACGGTCCTGATGGAGATCGGATCAATGGCAACACTTATCTCCAGACCGTTCGGAATATGGAGCCGGCTATTCAAGACGATGAGGAACCCGTAGAAATTTTCTTGGATTTGCTCGCCGATGTCGGCATTGATGACATACCCATTCGACAAGCAGGCGCGTTATACAGTCGCCTGCGTGATGTTATGGGTGGAGACTACTTCGACAAGCAACTCCTTCGCACGATGCGGTAATAGTGAATGAGCCCCTCAAAGCAGGGGCTCATTCCTCTCATACGATCCGGTAGACACGCTCGCCGCCCTCAACCTTTTCAGAGGCGAGCGTAAGGCCGAGTTTCTTCTTGAAGGCGCCGGCCAGCGTGCCGCGCACCGTGTGGGCTTGCCAATTGGTCGCCTCACAGATCTGTGCAATCGTCGCGCCTTCCGGTCGCCGCAGCATCGCGATCACCTGCGATTGCTTGCTGTTTTCGCGCGTGCGGCGTGGTGCCTTGATCCCGAGGTTCGCTTCGGCGGTTTCAACTGCGGCCTCCATCTCGGGATCGGCCGGATCGACGGGCGCGACCAGTCCAGGGCGCGGTACACCCAGCGCATCGTAACCCTCGGCGGCCACAAACCAGTCAGCACCGACGGTGGTAATCAGGGCGCGGTTCGACAGGCCGTCGATCACCTTCTTGCGTGCGGCGCCTTTGATGTTGTCGGGAAACCAGTCGATCTTGCCGCACGTGTGGTTGATCGCGTAGGCCAGGATCGCGTGTTGAGTGGGCGTCAGTTCGATGGTGCTCATGGTCGTACTCCTCTCGTGGTGGATAACGACTCCATGAACACGCTGTTCAATCATGAAGCCAAGCGGAAGATCTGATGCCACGTGGAGCGCCGACGCCGTGCCGCTTCCCAGGATGCGCGGCTGTGCTCGCGACGCCCGGCTTCTGCGCCACACATCGTCGATGGACGCATCGCGATTACGGTCGCGCCCGGCGCACGTTCGATGCGGAGCTCAGCTTCTACAAGTCGATGGCCTGGCAGCAATGTCGCGCGGCGTATCTGCGCGCGCACCCGGTGTGTGTCACGTGCCGGGCACGAGGGATGACCATCGCGGCCGTTGTGGTCGACCACATGGTGCCGATCAAGGATGGCGGTGCGCGCTTCGATTGGTCCAACTTGCAGTCGCTGTGCGTACCGTGCCACAACCGCAAGACGGCGACCGAGACCGCGCTGCGTCGCAGGCGCGATCCCCGCGCTCGCTGATAACGCGCCGTGTGCGCCTCGTCGGGTTAGAGAGTAAAACTGCCTGGCAAACGCGACTGGGCGCAAACCGTTGCCACGTGGGCGCCCGCAGTGGCATCCATTGCCCCCCATGGGGGATCGAATCTCTGCGGCCGTCGGCGCCGGGATCGTGCGCGTGCCAGGATTTTTGCGCGTGCAGAATGAAACAGGGGGGACTCCCCCTCAATACACCCAATGGCAGGACGAAAACCCCTTCCGACCACAGTCAAGAAGATCAAGGGCACGCTGCAGAAATGCCGCACCAATCCGCGCGAGCCGCAGCCAGCCGGGGATCTGGTCGACCCGCCTGAGTACATGAGCGAAGGGGCGAAGGATGCGTGGCGTTACGCGATCGACAACGCGCCAGCCCATCTTCTCAAGCGGCTTGATATGTCCGTGCTCGAGGTCTGGGCATGTGCCGCTGACCTGTATCGCAAGGCCCAGGCAGGCCTCGCGAAGACAGGGTTGTTGATCAAGGCACCGAATACGGGCGTGCCGATGCAGTCACCATACCTCGCGATCGCCAACAAGCAGGCACAGATCATGACGAAGGCGGCAACCGAGATGGGCTTCACCCCGGCGTCGCGCTCGCGCGTCATGCTGCCGGTCGAGGCTGCCGACGATCTCGATCCGTGGTCGGAGATTGCGGGCTGATGGCTGTCAGCACCTACGCGGTCACCGCGAAGCTCTACGCGGAATCGGTCATCGCAGGTGACGTACCCGCCTGTCGGTGGGTTAAGCTGGCCTGCCAGCGGCAGCTGAACGATCTCGCCCGCTTCAAGGGCAAGAGCAGCCCGTACCGCTTCAATCCGAAACTGACGGATCGAACCGGCAAGGCGTTCGCGCCGGCCGACAACCTGTGCGCCTTTATCGAGCGCCTGCCGCACGTGAAGGGACCGCTTGCCGGTGAACCGATCACGCTCGAGCCATGGCAGGTGTTCATTCTGACCACCGTGTTCGGCTGGGTCCAGGCAGATGGCAAGCGGCGCTTCCGGCGCGCGTATATCGAGGTACCGCGCGGCAACGCCAAATCGACGCTGTCGTCGGCGGTTGGCCTCTATATGCTGGCCGCCGATGGCGAAGGCGGCGCCGAGGTGTATTCGCTGGCGACCACGCGCGATCAGGCGCGGATCGTGTTCGGCGACGCCCAGACGATGGCCCGGCGCTCAAGTGGCTTCCGCTCCCGCTTTGGCGTCGCGGTCGGCGCCCACAATATGAACGTGCTGGCGTCCGGCTCGAAATTTGAAGCCCTGTCCGCAGAGGGTTCGACGCTCGACGGTCTGAACATTCACTTCGGCTGTGTCGATGAGCTGCACGCGCACAAGACGCGCACCGTCTATGACGTGGTCGAGACCGGTACCGGCAAACGAAACAACTCCCTGCTGTGGGTGATCACGACGGCGGGCAGCAACCGGGCGGGCATCTGCTATGAGATCCGCACCTTCGTCACCAGGCTGCTTGATGGCGTGTTCGAGGACGACAGCCAGTTCGGCATCGTGTACGGCCTTGATGACGGCGACGACTGGACCACCGAAGAAGCGCTGATCAAGGCAAATCCCAACTGGGGCATCTCAGTCCAGCCCGATGTCCTGGTGCCGTTGCAGGCGAAGGCGATGCAGTTGCCCAGCGCCGTCAACAACTTCAAGACCAAGCACCTCGACGAATGGGTCAACGCCGACACCGCGTGGATGGACATGCGGGCGTGGGACCGATGCGCCGATGCCGCGCTCGATCTCGATACGTTTGCCGGACAGCCCTGCTGGATTGGACTCGACCTTGCAAGCAAGACAGATATCGCCGCGCTGATGCTGCTGTTCGAGCATCCCGAGATCGAAGGCGGATACGCAGTCTTCGGGCGCTACTACCTGCCAGAGGACACCGTGATGGCGACCGGCAACAGCCAGTACGCGGGCTGGATGCGCACCGGGCGACTGACAGTCACACCGGGCAATGTGATCGATTTCGGCTGGATCGAGGCCGATCTGCTTGAGCTGGTCAGTCGCTTTCAGGTGCAGGGCGTGGCGTTCGATCCGTTCCAGGCGACGCAGCTGTCGACGCGGATGCTGGCGGAAGGCCTGCCGATGATCGAGGTGCGGCCGACCGTGCTGAATTTCTCGGAACCGATGAAGGCGCTGGAGGCGCTCGTGCTGCAGCGCAAGCTCATCCACGACGGCGATCCGGTGCTCGGTTGGATGGCGAGCAACGTGGTCGCCCACCTCGATGCAAAGGACAACATCTACCCGCGCAAAGAGCGCCCCGAGAACAAGATCGACGGGATTGTGGCGCTGATCATGGCGCTGTCTCGCGCACTGGTCGGGGATGGGACGCTGAAGATGCCGGACAACTATACCCTCATGATTATATGAACCCGCTAACCTACAACGCTTCGCTGCTGATCGGTATCGGACTCATCGGCGCGGGTCTGGCGCTCGTCAGTGTGCCGGCCGCACTGGTGGTCGTCGGTGCCTTGATCTTGGCGTTCACGGTGTTCGGCGCGCTCATCACGAGGAAGTGATCCGTGCTGCTATCGATGCGCCTGAACGCGGACACCGGTGACCGGTCACCATGGGGCGACTTCTGGTTCTCGCCGGTGCCGTTCCGTGGCACCCCGCACTCGGTCAACGCCGATGCGGCAATGCGGCTGACGGCTGTCTATGCCTGCGTGCGCGTGCTCGCCGAATCTGTCTCGACGCTGCCGTTCGTCTTGTATCGCGAGCGCAATGATGGCCGGAAGACGCCACTGCGCAATCACTGGCTGTACCGGCTGCTGGCCGTGCGACCGAATGATTTCCAGAATCCACTGGAATTCCGCGAGATGCTGCAGGGCCACTGCACGCTGCGCGGCAATGCATTCGCGCAGATCGTCTCGAACAGCCGGGGCGAAGTGACGGATCTGCTGCCGCTGCACCCGGACCGCGTCACGATCGAGTTGCTCTCCGACACGCAGTGGCGCTACCGCTATACGCGGCGCGATGGCAGCGAAACGGTGCTTGCCCGAAGCGAGGTCTTCCACCTACGCGGCCTGTCGCCCGATGGCATCGTCGGTTACAACCCGATCACGGCTGCGCGTGAGGCGATCGCCGGTGGCCTGGCCGCGCAGGATTACGGAATGCGTTTTTTTATGAACGACGCGACGCCGGGCGGCTGGATCGAAATGCCCAACGCGTTCCCATCCGACGAGAAGCGGCGCGAATTCCGCGAGGCCTGGCAGCGTCAGCAGACCGGCCGGAATCGCCACAAGACGGCGATCCTTGAGTTCGGCATGAAATATCATGAGCTGGGCCTCAAAAACGAGGACATCCAGTTCATCGAGACGCGCAAGTTCTCCGTCTCCGAGATCGCGCGCCTCTTCCGGATTCCGCCGCACATGATCGGGGATCTCGACAAGGCGACCTTCTCGAATATCGAACAGCAGTCGCTCGAGTTCGTAATCCACACGCTGCGGCCATGGCTGGTGCGTTGGGAAGAAGCGATCCGTTATCACTTTCTCGCCGAAGACGGCGGTCTGAACGTCGAATTCCCCGTCACAGCGCTGTTGCGCGGCGACGCGCAAGCCCGGGCGATGTACTACCACAACGGCATTCTGGACGGCTGGCTGACGCGTAACGAGGCGCGCCGCATGGAATCGCTGAATCCGATCGATGGCCTCGACGAACCCCTGCGACCGCTCAATATGGTCGAAGAAAGCGATGCCAGCAGCCCATCCTCTACCACGCAAGTGCCATCTGCAGACCCGGACGACGATCCCGATGACGCATCCGATGACAGGGACACTGAATGAAACACGCGCTCCTGATCTCTGAATTTCTCTCGACGCCGTGGGCATTGATGCCCGAGCGGCTATCGGCCTTCGCCGGGGTGACTACGCGCTGGTCGCTCGGTGTCCCTGCCGATACTGAAACGATGGCGAGGGTCCAGGGTGACGCGACCGCCATCGCAGCACGACGTGGTGTAAGCGCACGCGCCGGCAACGGCTCGATCGCGGTACTCCCGATGTACGGCGTTGTCACACAGCGCGGCAATATGGCTGACGACATTTCCGGTCCTGGTTCGATGAGCACGCAGCTGTTCGCGCAGGCCCTGCGCTCGGCCCTCGCGGACGACTCGGTCAACGCCGTTCTCATCGACATCGACTCGCCCGGTGGTAGCGTCTACGGCGTGCAGGAACTGGCCGACGAGATCTATCAGGCACGTGGCCAGAAGCCGGTGGTCGCGATCGGGAACAGTCTCGCGGCCAGCGCCGCGTACTGGCTCGGCAGTGCGGCGAGCGAATTCTATGTCACGCCCGGTGGCGAGGTCGGCTCGATTGGCGTGTGGTCGGCGCACGAGGACTGGTCGAAGGCGCTCGCCGAGGCCGGCGTCACCACGACAATCATCTCGGCCGGCAAATACAAGACCGAGGGCAACCCGTACGAGCCGCTGTCCGCCGACGCTCAATCGTTCATGCAGAGCCGGGTCGACGATTACTACAGTGCCTTCACGAAAGCGGTGGCCAGGAACCGAGGCGTGTCCATCGCCACCGTGCGCGATGGCATGGGTCAGGGACGCGTGCTCGGCGCACAGGCCGCAAAAGACGCCGGCATGGTCGATGACATTGCCACCTTTGACGACGTGATCCGGCGCATGTCAAAAAACCTGCGCCAGTCTGCGAAGGCAAAGGCAGCAGATTTTCCGGCGGCTCCTCAGGCCCAGCCCGCAGTCACCGAGGGCATAGGACGCATCGCGTGCCGGCGGCGTCTCCTCGATCTGATCGGCACGTAATCCCGACCCGTCTCATCTCTCGACCTCGCTGCAGATCTCTTTGCAGTGAGGTTTTTTCATTTCTGGAGCCTGATATGAGCAAAACCCTCCGCACCCTGCAGCAGCGCAAGGCGGCGTTGGTGGCCGACGCGCGCAAGCTGGTCGATGCCGCCCACGCTGAAGATCGTGACCTGAACGAAGCCGAAGCGGCGCAGTACGACACGCTGATGGCATCGATCCAGTCCACGCAGCGCCAGATCGAGCGCGAGGAAGCGCTGATCGAGGCCGAACGCACCGCGGGTGTGACGATTCCCGAGGGGGCGCGGATCAGCGTGTCGGAGAACGTCGAGCGGGACCCGAAACGCGGCTTCCAGACGCTCGGCGAATTCGCCCGCTCGGTGCACATGGCCACCGTCAACCCGATGCGTGCCGACGACCGGCTTCGATTCGGTGGCATTGGCGCGGTCGCACCGACCACCTACGGCGGCGAAGGCTCGGGCCCGGATGGCGGCTTTCTGATTCCGCCCGAGTTTTCGCGCGACATCTTCACGCTGTCGCTGGGCGAGGATGCACTGCTGCCGTACACCGACGACTACGACATCGAGGGTAACTCGATGGTCTTCCCGAAAGACGAGACCACGCCGTGGGGCACCGACGGGATCCGCGCGTACTGGCAGGCCGAGGCCAATACCGGCACGGCGACCAAGCCCAAGCTGTCGGCCACCACGCAGTTCCTGCACAAGATGATGGCGCTCGTGCCGCTGACCGATGAACTCATCGCGGACGGCCCGGCCCTCGGCCAGTATTTGAACCGCAAGATCGGCGACTCGATCCGCTGGAAGACCAACGATTCGCTACTGTTCGGCGTCGGCAACGGGATGCCGATCGGCGCGTTGCAAGGCAATGCCGCGATCGTGGTCGCCAAGGACTCGGGCCAGGCCACACAGACGCTCACCATCTCGAACCTCTCGAAGATGATCTCGCGTCTGCCGCCGGGATCTTTCGGCCGCGCAATCTGGCTCGTGAACAACGACGTACTGCCCGCGCTCTTCACGCTCACGCTCGGTAACTATCCGATCTACCTGCCGATCTCGGCCGGTGCGCAGGAATCGCCGTACGGGATGCTGCTTGGCCGCCCGGTGTTCGTGTCGCAGCACGCGAAAAGTTTCTCGTCGCAGGGCGACGTGATCCTGCTCGACATGTCGTACTACCGCACCATCAAGAAGGCTTCGGGCATCGAGACGGCGACGTCCATGCACCTGTACTTCGACGCCGATGCGATGGCGTTCCGCACCGTGTTCCGCCTCGATGGCCAGCCGACCATCGGCAATCCGATCAAGCCGGCCAACGGGGCGAACAACCTGTCGCCGTTCATCCAGCTCGCTGCGCGCTAATTCCGGGAGGATCCCATTATGTTTCCGAGCCTGAAACCCACGGATTTCGAGGCGCTGCTCACCTCGATTGATCCCGCCAACCAGCCGGCCGGCACGGTCGCCACGGCCTGGGTGCCGGTGCAGAATTTCCACACGTTCCTCGCGCTCATCGGCACTGGCGCGATGGGCACGAATGCCACGCTCGACGCGAAGATCCGCCAGGCCCAGGATGCGAGCGGTACGGGCGCGAAAGACCTCTCCGGCAAGGCGATCACGACGATCCCGGCGGCAAGCGGCGCCAACGTACAGGCGCTCATCAATTTCAGAGGCGGCGACGTCGACACGAACAACGGCTATGCGTTCGTGCAGCTTTCGCTCACGGTCGGCACGGCGGCGACCTTCGTCGCGGCGTACCTTTTCGGTGTCGGTGGCCGCTTCGATCCGCCGGTCGACACATCCGCGTCGATTCCGGTCAATCTCGGCGACGCGAGCGTCGTGCAGATCGTCTGACGGCCACACTGCCTGACCCATGCCGGAAATCCTGCTGCAGCGGCCTGTCGGCGAGCCCGTCGATCTGGCCGAGGCGAAGCTGCACCTGCGCGTGACCGACGATGCCGAGGATGCGCTCATCGCGTCGATTGTGACCACCGCGCGCATCGCTGCCGAGACGATTACGCGGCAGCAATTGCTCCACGCGCGCTACCGGCTCGTGCTGGATCGGTTCCCGATGGCCGGCATCGGGACGCCCCCACCGTTCGAGCACGTGATCAACTATCCGGCTTTTGCCATCGTGCTGCCGCACGCGCCGCTCGTCGACGTCGTGTCGATCGACTATCTCGACATGAACGGCACGCCGCAGACGATGGATCCGGGCGATTACGTGCTCAACGCAGCGCTCATGCCCGCGATCATCACGCCCGGATTCGGCAAAATCTGGCCGATCCCGTTGCCGCAGATCGGCTCGGTCACTGTGACGTATGACGCTGGCTACATGTCGGTCTGCACGGTCCAGGGCAGTTTGCCTGCGACACAGATCCAGGCGCGCGGCCCCGTCACGTGGAATGTCGGCGATACCGTCCAGTTCTTCAATTCGGGCGGGGCGCTGCCGACGCCATTGCAGGTTGACGTCCCTTACACGGTGACGGCTGCGAACGCAGGCCTCTATGCCCTGCAGTATTCCGGCGGCAACCCGGTCACCCTGTCGGACACCGGCAGCGGTACGAGCTATCTCTGTAGCGGCCCGGAGCCGGTGCCCGAGGGCATCCGCAACTGGATCCTGCTGCGCACCGGCTCGCTGTACGAGAACCGCGAGGAAGTGGCCATCCTCAACCGGGGCAAGGTCGAGGAACTGCCGTTCGTGGCTGGACTCCTCGATCCCTACCGGATGTCGGTGCCATGACCACGCAGATGCGTGCGGGGCAGCTGAACCGCCTCGTTGCCATCCAGCAGCGCAGCACGGCCCGTGACAACTTCGGCCAACAGGTCGAGGCGTGGACGACCATCAAGTCGGTCTATGCGTACATCGAGGCGCTGAGCGGCAGCGAGCGTGCCGCCGCGCAATCGATCTCAACGGATGTCTCCCATCGTTTCACGGTCCGGTACGACGCGATCTTTGCTAATCCTCGGGTCGTGGCCACATACCGCATCGTCTACGCCAGCCGAAACTTCGACATCCACGCAGCGCTCAACGTCGATGAATCGAACCGGACCATCGAACTGCTTGCAAGCGAAGGATTGACTGATGGCTGAACTGCGCTGCATCAAGGGCCTGGACGAGTTTGCCCGCGCACTCGAGCAGCTTCCCCACAACATCGGACGCAATGTGCTGCGCGGCGCGGTCAACGCGGGGGCGACCGTATTGCGTCAGCAAGCGGCCGTGTTCGCGCCGGTCTACGAGGGCGACGACCCGCGCCAGGATCCTGGACGCATCCGGCGCGCGATCTACCAGAAGCAGATCCCCGAGCGCTCGAACGAACTGCTGCAGGTGTTCTACGTCGGCGTACGGCGCGGCCGGAAGAACCAGGTCAAGGTCGTGCGCGGCCGGGTCACAAATCTCGACGCCTACTACTGGACGTGGCTGGAATTCGGCCACGCTTATGTCCCGCCGCGTCCGAAGGGTATGTCGCTGAAGGCACATCGCGCGGCGGTCAAGGCGATGCCCACCGCGATCTGGGTTGACCCACGCTCGTTTATGCGGCCGGCATTTGCGATTGCGAAGGATCAGGCGATCCAGGCCATGATCGATTACCTTGCAGCCCGCCTTCCAAAGGAAGCGGCCAACCTCGGGCTACCGATGAAATGACTACGATCCAGGAGCAGGTCGCCACACTCCTGCAGTCGCTGGCCGCCGGTGGAGCCTCACCCCAGGTGCAACTGCAGGACAACACCTACCCGTACATCGTCTACCGGCGCCTCGCGAGTCCGGTCTGCAACACGCTTTCCGGCAACGGCTCGCCCCCGATCAACAACACGCTCTTCGAGATCTCGTCCTGGGGCTACACGTACGCCGATGCCGTGGCGACCGCTTCGGCCGTGGCCGCTGCGTTCCAGTCGTGGAGCATCCAGAACGTCCTGCAGCATGAGCAGGACCTGTACGAATCCGACGTCAAGGCTTTCCGTGTCGTGCAGACGTTTTCCGTCTGGCACGACTGACCTGCTTCCGCTTTCCCGGTTTCTTTCCCTCTGGAGTCACATCCATGACCTCGACTGCCATTTCGTCGCAGGGCTCGTCGTTTGCCGTGTCGGGTGGCACCGGCGCCGCCGTCAGTATCACCGGAATCATTCTCGGCTACCCCACCATCATCGAGGCGACCGCGCACGGGTTCACGAACGGCGACGTGGTGTCGTTCGCCGGCGTCGGCGGCGAGACGGGCCTCAACGGCCAGTCATTCGTCGTGACCAACGTGACGCCAAATACGTTCGCCGTCAACTACAACTCGACGGGCGGTGCATCGTGGACCTCAGGGGGCACGGCCACACCCGTTACCTGGACGCCGATCGGCAACTTCAAGACCATCAAGGGATTCGACGGCAAGACCTCAAAGCTCGACGCGACGAACCTGGCGTCGCTCGCAAAGGAATACCGCGCGGGTCTGCAGGATCCGGGCAATTTCAGCTTCGACGTCGATATCGACCTCGCCGATGCCGGCCAGCTTGCGCTACAGACGCGCAAGGCGAGCAGCGCGCTCGCGAATTACCGGCTCACGCTGCCCAACGGCCACGCCGCGACCTTTACCGCGTTCGTCGAATCGTTCCCCTGGGATGGCGGTGTGGACAAGCTGCTGACCGCCACTATCAACCTGATCATCACCGGGCCGATCACGATTGCCTGATCTCCGGTTGCTTCCTGTCAACTCACCACGGAACTGCCATGTCCACGATCCTGAATCGTGCCGCCATCCTTGCGGCCAATGACCTCGCCACCGAAACCGTCGACGTGCCCGAATGGGGCGGCGCCGTCATCATCCGTTCGATGACGGGCGCGCAACGCGACGCCTATGAAACCAGCCTGATGACGAAGGATGCCTCGGGTCGGTACACGATCGATACCGAGAACATGCGCGCGAAGCTCGTGATCTTCACGGCGGTCGATGAAACCGGCACGCCGCTCTTCACACCGGATGACCTGCCAGCGCTTGCGGGCAAGAATGCGGCCGTGATCGAGCGCCTGTTCGTCGCCGCGCAGCGCATCAACGGCCTGTCGAAGGACGCCGTGGCGGACGCGGAAAAAAACTCCGTGAGCGGCCAGCCCGACGCTTCTGCTTCCGGCTCGCCGCAGCCCTCGGCATGACGGTCCGGCAACTGCTGACCAATCTCGACAGCAGTGAACTGACCGAATGGATGGCCTTCGAGCGCATCGAGGCGATTGGTGAGGCACGAGCCGATCTGCGTACCGGCATCATCGCTGCGGCCGTCGGCAATCACGGCAATCGTACGCTGCCCAAGCCCTATCGGGCGAGTGACTTCATGCCCTACCTGCCGCGCGTCGAAGAGAAACCGATCTTTTTCGACGACCCCGAGCAGCAGTCCGCCACGATCCTGAAGCTGGTTTTCAACCGCACATAATCGATCTATGTCGCTCGGCTCCCTCGTTCTCGAACTGCAGGGGAATGTCGCCCGCACGCAGGAAGACATGGGGCGCCTGCAGCAAATCGTTGAGTCTGCGATGCGCCGCATCGATGCGGCAGCATCCCGGACATCCGACAACATCCAGGGCGTCGCCACGGTTGGGCGTGCGATCCAGCGCGTACAGGGCGCCGAGGAAGCCGCAGCCAGCATCGAACGGGTCGGCCACGCATCGGTCGGTGCGCGGCGCGAGATGCTGGTGCTCGCCCATGAACTGGCCACCGGCAACTTCAAGCGCGCGGTGGGCTCCCTGATGGTGCTGGGCGAGCGCATCGACATCATGTCGAAACTGGCCTCCCCAGCCGGAATCGCGATCGCGGCTCTGGCCGCTGCCGTGGCCGGCTTCGCGGCACTGGCGATCAAGGGAGCGATGGAGTCGGCCGAGTTTGCCCGCTCGATCACGCTGACCAGCAACTACGCGGGCCAGACCGAGGCGAGCTACAACCGGCTGTCGCGCAGTGTGGCGGATGCCACCGGCGCCACGATTGGCAATGCGCGCGAGATCACGCAGGCATTGGTTTCGTCGGGGCGCATCAGTGCCGGCGCGCTCGAATCCGTGGCACTGGCTGCCACCCGGCTGCAGGTCGTGACCGGCCAGAGCGCGGAAGAGATTGTCCGTCAGTTCGCCGGTATGTCGGACGGCGTACTGAAATGGGCACTCGAGGCGAACAGGCAGTACCGCTTCGTCGACGGCGCGCTGTACGACCACATCAAAGCGATCGAGCAGGCCGGGCAGCAGGAACAGGCGATGGAAGTCGCATCGACTGCGCTCTACCAGCACCTCGGCAACGTCGCGACGGAGAACCTCGGGTACATCGAGCGCGCCTGGCGCGGGGTGAAAGCCGCGATCAGCGATGCCGCCGACGCGCTCATGTCAGTCGGTCGCGCCGAGACGGCAGCGGAAACGGCGGCGCGCATCAATCGCACGCTCGCCGCGAAGCGCTCGGGGCGGACCGACACATCCTATGCACTTGGCGTTGGCGAGGGGCTCGGCGGACTTGAAGCGGGCGGGAGTTACGACGACCTGACTCGCCAGCAGTCGGCGGCCACATCACTCGCGCGTCGCCAGCAGGATACAGCGTCACTGGCGGCCTACAAGGCGCATACCGATGAGATAGTCGTCGCGGCGAAAGCCCGCTGGGACGAGCTCGCGAAGGCGCACAAGGTCGGCGCGGAACGCCTGAAGGAAGAACTGGACGAAGCCGCGCGTGTCGGCCAGCAGGCCGGTGCCTCGCCCACCGACATCGCTGCGCTGAAGGCGCGGATCCGAAAGGAATATAGCCATGGGAGTGGCGCGGGACTCGATCGCGTGAATCTCGACGCGCAGACCCAGCCGATCCAGGAGCAGATCACCGCGCAGGCCCGGCTACTGCAGAATCGGCAGAAACAGCTGGAACTCGCGTACCGCGATGACCACCTCAGCGACCAGACGTACTACGACCAGTCGAAGGCGGCGATTGAGCAGTACAACGCGCAGATCCGAGCGCTCTACGACCAGCAGATCGCCATCGTTGAGAGCGCTGCGAAACGCACGGCCGATGCCCGGACCCGCATCGCGCTGACGAACCGGGCGAATGCGCTGCGCAACGACGAACAGCAGGCGCTACTGCAGTCGTCGGAGCGATTGTCCGAACTGACCGAGAAGCAGACCGAAGATACGCGCAAGTACCGGGACGAGGTTGAGAAGCTGAACTCGGAACTCGGCAAGCTGGACCGTGATCCGGGCCGCACGGCGGGCGCGGACTTCGATCGCGAGCATGGCCACCTGCAGCGTCAGGCGACGCTCGATGGCGACACAGACACGCTCGCCACGCTTGCACAGGCACGCAATGCTGCCGTCGCGCAGGCGCAGATGAATTCGCTGAAGCAGGAAGCCGAGCAGATCACCCAACGACTCACCCTTGCGGAGAAGGAACTGGCCGTCGCGCAGGAGACAGGCGAGAAAGGTGCCGTTGCCGGCATGGTCGAACTCGGCCAGCTTCGCCAGCAGGCCGCGCAGCAGCTTGCTCAGATCCAGCAGCAGATGCAGGGCATCGCATCGAACTCGGGCCTGCCGCAACTCGATCTTCAGGCGCAGCAGTTCGGCCTGCAAGTCCAGCAACTTTCCGCCTCGAGCAACGTGCTCGGCAAGTCTATCTCCGATGTCTTCGCCCATTCGTTCGCGAACATGCTCGACAACACGATCACCCGCACGAAGACGCTGCGGCAGGAATTCCTCGATATGGCCAACAGCATTGAGCAGGCGATCACGAGGATCATTGCGCAGGATCTGACGAACCAGTTATTCGGGATTGGCTCGGGCTCCGGTTCCGGCAGCAGTTCGGGTGGGTGGCTGGGGCAGCTGTTCAGCTGGGGCATGGGTCTGCTCGGGCTGACGGGTGGCAGTGCGATGTCTTTGTCGACCGATGTCATGCCGTCCGGCCTGATGGGATTGACGCCCGATTTCAGTGTCGGGGCGGACGATGTCGGCAGCATGCTGACCTACCCGTTTCATATGGCATCCGGCGGCGATACGTCGCCCGGTGGCCTGTACGAGGTCAACGAGAAAGGACCGGAGCTGCTGACCGTCGCGAACCGCACGTTCCTCATGATGGGCAACCAGGGCGGTACGGTTACCCCGGGTGGTTCTTCCGGTCCCGCACGCGGTGGCCACACGTTCAACCTGAATATTGCGGTGCCGCCCGGCACGACCCGGCAGAGCGCGCAGCAGCAAGCGCAGGCCATTATGCGGCAGGCGAATATCGCAATGGCCCGCAACGGTTGAATCTCCCATAGATGACCACCTTTCTCGAATCGCCCCGCTTCCCGGACAACATCGCGTTCGGTGCCACCGTCGGCCCCACCTATCTGACCGTGGTCAACCAGGTCTACAGCGGGCGCGACGCGCGCATTCCGGCCTGGACGCAGTCGCGTATCCAGTTCGAGGTCGGGCGCCGGGCGATGAACGCCGCCGACACCGCAACGATCGATGCCTTCTTTCGCACGGTCAAGGGACGCGCATATGGTTTTCGTATCAAGGACTGGACCGATTACTCCGACGGCGACGCCGGCATACTGATTGCGACCGCAACGAGTGGCGTCTACCAGATGACGAAGCTGTATGCGAACGGCGCGCTCAGTGAATCGCGGCTGATCCAGAAGCCGGTGGCGGATAGCGTGCAGATTATCAAATCCGGCGCGCCCCTCACGACGGGCGTCACGCTCGACACGACCACGGGCCTTGTGACGATTACGCCGGCGCCGACGGGCTCCCCCACGCTCACGTGGACCGGGCAGTTCGATGTGCCTGTGCGGTTTGACGTAGACCAGATGAAAAAACAGATCATGGACCGCAATGGTGCAGTTGGCGATCTGCTGGTCGACTGGGGATCAATCCCCTTGATCGAGATTCGCCCGTAATTCGCCATCTCTTCATGCGCACGATTCCTGCGGCCCTCCTCGCCACACTCCAGAGCGAGGTCCAGACCGTCTGCTCGCTCTGGAAGATCGCCCGCACAGATGGACAGGTCTTCGCTTTCACCGACCTCGACCAGCCTGTCACATACGGTGGCCTGACGTATCAGTCGGCAGGCGGCTACACCCACTCGCAGATCGACAGCACGAGCGACCTCTCCACCTCGAACCTCGAGGTACAGGCAGTGTTCGATAGTTCGGCCATCACGCAGGCCTCGCTCGAGTCCGGACAGTGGGATTTCGCGCAGGTGACCTGCATGCTGGTCGACTACACAAACCCGTCGGCGGGTGCCGTGACACTGGCGAGCGGCACGCTCGGTCAGGTGACGATCACGAATGGCGCGTATCAGGTCGAAATGCGCGGCGTGGCTCAGCTGATGCAGCAGGAACAGGGCGACGTATACAGCCCGACCTGCCGTGCGCAGCTGGGCGACGCGAAATGCACGGTCGATCTGACGTCGCTCACCTTCAACGGGACGGTCGCGAGCGTGAACGGCGCGACCACCTGGAACGATCCCGGCCTCACGCAGACCGGACCGGTCGTCGCCTATACCGATACGACTGGCCACAAGATCCCGACACGCTCGCCGTTCACGGTCCAGGTCGTGCCACCGAATAGCGGTGCGTTCGTTTCGACGATCTCGGTCGTCGATTCGTATGGCACCACGTATGGCATCGGCACCGGGTCCGGGCAGTACACGGTCAATGCTTCCGGCCTCTACACGTTCAACAGCGCACAGGCGGGCGGCGAGATTTTCATTAGCTTCGACTACGCGGTTGGTTACTTCTCGTTCGGTAAGGCCCAATGGACGAGCGGCCAGAATGCTGGGTTCATCATGGAAATCAAGGCGTTTTCTCCGGGCGTCGTGTCGCTCGCAATGGCGATGCCCTTTCCTGTTGCGGTCGGCGATACGTACACGATAACGGCGGGATGCGACAAGCAAATCGGGACGTGTTACACGCGCTTTAACAACGTCGTGCATTTCCGGGGCGAACCGTACATTCCCGGCCCGGATATTCTTCTCTCTCCGCAGGGGGGGTAAATGGGCGTTACGCGGGCCGCGTTCGTTGGCGAGGCGTTGACGTGGATTGATACGCCGTATCAGCATCAAGGGCGCCTAAGGGGCGTTGCGTGCGATTGCATCGGCCTTGTTATCGGGACGGCGCGCGGCGTCGGGCTCCATGTTCCCGAAATCCCCGCATACGGGAAGCGCCCCGACGGCACGTTGCGCGCGGGCCTCGACGCAAACCTTGTTCCCGTTCCGCTTGCGAAGGCGCGAGGCGGCGACGTTGTCCTATTCGCGTGGCAATCCGTTCCCGTACATGTCGGCATTCTCACCGATGCCGACCATGTATTACACGCGTATTTGCCAAACCGCCGCGTCGTTCTCCAGCGACTGGACGACAAGACGTGGCGCTATCTCGTCGCGGCCTATACCGTACCGGGAATTGTCTAATGGGTCAGTTAGTTCTATCCGCAGCGGGCGCGGCGGTTGGCGCGGTCGCGGGAACCTTTCTCGGCAATCCCGTTTTAGGCGCGGAAATCGGGTTTCAACTTGGCGGTATTGCGGGCGCTCTACTCTTTCGCCAGAAGGGGCCGAACCCGTCCGATATCCGCATTCAGGACAGCGCATACGGAAAGCCAGTTCCGCTCGTCTATGGAATGTATCGCGTCGCCGGTAACATCATTTGGACAGGGCAACCGTATGTGTCGAACGCGGGCAAGGGCGGCAAGGGTCCTCAGCAGGACAAGGTATCCATGTCGTTTGCGATTGCCTTGTGCGCGGGGCCGATCACGTCGGTTCGCCGCATATGGGCAAACGGCAAACTGATTTACGACGTATCGGACCCGTCGAATTTTCAGGCTCTCAGCGGGTCCGCAACGATGGTGCAGAACTTCACCGTCTATCCGGGTGACGAGAACCAACAGCCGGACCCGACGATACAGGCGGAAAAAGGCGTCAACCTGACGCCCGCGTTTCGCGGCCTCGCGTATGTCGTCTTTAACGACCTCGACCTATCGCAATGGGGGAACTATCTCCCGTCGTTCTCGTTTGAGGTTGTCGTTTCTGGCGCAAACTCTTACGGCGCTTATACGCAAACGACTTACACGTTGCCAGGTGGCGGAAGCTGGTATTTCAGCATGGCCCCGTGCGTAACGGCACAGGGCGCAATCGCGATGATGACGAACGGCAATTCGTCGGCGGGCGTCACTGTGGCGAATCTGACCGCTTACGGCGCCTGCAATCAATCCGTTCTCCATCAGACCATCACTGGCGGCACGGTTCCGGCAGGATGGTCCCTTGCGGGGACGGTAGCGGGTAACAGCGATGTGCCAGGCGCTTATTTTGGCAATATCTGGCTCAACCCAGACGGGACTTATGATCTGCTTCCCAATACTCCGCAAGTCGGATTTGACGCTATTGAAGTCATATTCGGGCGCTCTGGGGACGACCTCTTTTTAATGTCCTACTGGGGAGGCGGCAGCCCGCTTTACCGTTGCAGCATAAGGGCGGGCGGCGCGGTTGAGGCGACTACCACGGTTCAAATAAACAGCTATTACGGCGCTTCGGCAGATTACGTATACGCGGGTTACTACAATACGCTTTATCAGATGGTTCGGGAGACGCTCACGGTTGTGCAATCGTGGAGCGGCGTCGCTGGCGTGCAAGGCGCAAGCATTGGATATGTCGTTGACGAAAACCACGTTTATTTACTTTACGGCTCGGGGCTTTGGCTATTCGATCCGGCAACCGGGATAAGCGCGAACCTCGGTTATTTCACGTTTGCACCGACATCGCTTGCCGGGGTTAGCTCCAGTCTAATTGTTGCAGCAGCCACGACGGGCGGCAATCTCGGCAGCGCGACCCTTGGTTATCTCGCGCTCGACACGGCGGGAACGAATGTAACTGTTGCCGAAGCAGTAGCGGATATCTGCAACCGTGCGGAACTCACAGCAGCGCAGTATGACGTATCGCAACTCACGGACACGCTAAACGGCTACAGCGTAACGAACCACTCGGCGCCGCGTTCAAACCTTGCGCCGCTCATGTCGGCTTTTTTCTTCGATGCGTGCGATTCGGGCGGCGTGATCCGGTTCGTGAAGCGCGGTGCACAACCGGTCGGGACCTTCCTCTACGCCGATCTCGGTGCCTCGCCGAACCTGGGTGACACGGCGAACACGACGCCGATCACCGAGACGATCGCGCAGGAAGTCGATCTGCCGCGCTCGATGCAGCTGACTTACCCGGAACTGGGCGACGACTACAACCCGAACACACAGCGCGCGATGCGCGCTTACACGAAATCGAACCGCGACACCGTCATGCAGGCACCGATCGTGCTCGCGGGTTCCGATGCGCTCGCGCGTACCCAGGCCATGCTGTGGTCGGCATGGGTCGGCCGCAAGACTTTCCAGTTCACGACAGGCCTCGCTTACCTGCAGTACGAGCCGGGCGACGTGATGACGTTGCAGGGCGCGAACGGTGAGAGCTGGACGGTGCGCATCACGCGTTGCCAGTATGACGGCCAGGGGTCGCTCCTCTGGACCGCCGCGCTCGAGGGACCCGATATCTATCCAGGCCGCTCCTACACGACGCAGGGCGGCGCAGCGCTTGGCTTTGCGAGCCAGCAGGTCGATTACAGCGGGCCGACCATCCTGTCAGTGCTGGACATTCCGCCGCTGCGCGATGCTGACAGCACGCCGGGCGTCTACATTGCCGCGTGCGGGATGGCTTCGTCGTGGCCCGGTGCGGCGATCGACCTGTCGCGCGATGACGTGACGTTCACACAGTTCGCGCAGATCACCCAAGCGTCCGTCATGGGCTACGCGGCGAATGCCCTTTCGTCGTTCGGCGGCGGCAATCTCCCGGACGAAATCAATACGGTCAGCATTGTGCTCTACGAAGGGGCGCTCGCCTCGTGCAGCTATGCGGATTTCCTCGCCGGCGCGAATGCGGCGTGGCTGGGCGGCGAAATCCTGTTTTTCCGCAACGCGACGCAGACGGCAGCCAGCACCTGGACCCTTTCGGGTCTGCTGCGGGGGCGCGGTGGCACGGAAGCCGCCATGACGACCCACGCCGCTGGCGAGCGGTTCGTGCTGCTCGATCCTGCCGCGGTCCTGTCGATGCCGATCCAGGCGACCGATTTCGGCTCAACCCTGTATTTCGAGACATTTCTGCGCAATCTGTTCTCGGGTTCGCCCGGCGCGCAGGTGAGCCTCATGCCGAAGAACGGCCGGGTTATGCCGCTCTCGCCCGTGTATTTCATGGCCGCGCACGGCAGCGCGTCGAGCACCTCCGACATCTCGCTGTCGTGGATCCGGCGTGCCCGCGTCCGCACCCAGTGGCTCGATGGCGCCGATGTCCCGCTCGACGAGTCGGCGGAAAACTACACGCTCACGATCCTGAACGGCTCGACCACAGTTCGGACCGTCACGGTTGCCGGCAATGGTGCGGGCAGCACCTGGACGTTCACCGCCGCCAATATCACGGCAGACGGCTTCTCGACGGGCGCGACGATCACCTTCCGCGTGCAGCAGAACAGCGATCAGGGCGTGCTGGGCGCCTCTGCCACGACGACCATCACGAGGTAACACGATGTCCAACAGCACGACGCTGCTCGACACCATCGCGACGAATCAGGCGGCCAAGGAAGTGATCGCCAATGCCCTGTTCGATGCGGCCAGTCCCGCGATGATCTGGGGCCGGCGCGCGAGCACGACGAGTGGCCTGACGTGGGGCTACTATGGCGGCACGTATATGGTCGGCACCACCGCCAATGCGATCGCGAACGGCACCGTCACGCTCACCGCGAGCTCGACCAACTACGTGTATGCGAGCGCCACGACCGGTGCCGTGTCGGTGAACACCACGGGTTTCCCCGCCGGGTCGATTCCGCTCTACCAGATTGTGACCAGTTCGACCGGCATCTCCAGCTACACGGACTGCCGAAGCTACCAGCCCAGCGCGATCGCGGGCACCGTCCGCAGCGCAACGAGCGAAGGCAGCGGAATCCCCGTACTGGATGCGGCGAATTCGACGGCGCAGACGCTCGCTTTCAAGTCGCTGATCGGCGGCGCCGGTGTCACCGTCACGGACGGTGGATCGAACGGGCTCACGATCAGCACGAGCGGTACGAGCGGCACCGTCACGGGCGGCAGCAACGAAGGCAGTGGAGTCGGCGTGCTCGACACTGCCTCCACGACGTCGAGCAACCTCGCATTCAAAACACTGGTCGCCGGCAGCGGCATCACGATCACCGACAATGGATCCGCCGGTATTGCTATCGATGCGAACGCGGCCGCTGCCGTTGCGCCGGCGATCCAGCAGAACGGGACTACGGTCGTCAATGCGGCGACGCAGCTCAATTTCCTCGGGGCGCAAGTCACGAATCCGGGTGGATCGCAAGCGCAGATCGCGCTTTTCTCGGGATTCGGCGCGCCCGATCAACCACCGAACCTGTCGAATTTCGCCTGGGTCAACCAGGGCAGCGCCACCGCGCTGCAGGAACCCTGGGGCATCAGCCTGTCCACACCCAAGGCCGGCGGCGAGAACTGCACATGCCTCGCCGTGGCCGCGCCTTCGACGCCCTATCAGGTCGTCGCCCGCATGCGCGCGTTTCCGGCCAGCTCGAGCTACATGAAGTGCGGGCTCCTCTGGCGCAACAGTTCAAGCGGTCTGCTGCAGGTCGCTGGCCTCCTGTATCAGAGCGGTTTCCAGTACGGCATCGGCAACTTCAACAGCCCGACCTCGTGGAGCGGATTTCAGGGCTCGCAGTACGCGATGACCTTCTGGCCGGACTGGCACCGGATCCGTGACGACGGTACGAACCGGTATTACGACGTGTCGCCGGATGGTGTCACGTGGGTCAACATGTATTCGTTTTCGCGCACGACGTTTCTCACGCCGGACCAAGTGGGATGCTTCGCTGATCCGAACGGGCAAGCCGTCGGCCTCTCGCTGTTCTCGTGGTATGCCGGAGCATAAGGCATGTCGAACAGCTCTAGCCTGCTCGATACGCTATCCGCGACTTCCTCCGCGAAGGAGGCGACGCTCAATGCACTGTTCGATGCCGCCAGCCCACTGCTGCTGTGGGGCCGGCGCGCGGCAACGACGGGCGGTCTTGTCTGGGGCTACTACGGCGGCAACTATACGAATCCGGCGGGCGTCATGCAATCGGTACCCGACGGAACCCTGACGCTTGCCGCGAGTGCGACGAACTACATCTTTGCGGACCCAGTGACGGGCGCGGTCAGCACCAACACGTCAGGCTTTTCGGCTACCTCGTTCCCGCTGTATCAGGTCGTGACCGGCACATTGACGGCGTCGAGCTACACCGACATGCGCAGTTACCAGCCGAACGCAATCAGCGGATCGCTGCGCGCTGCCGTGAATGAAGGGGCTGGCGCCGGCCTGATCGATACATCGTCATCCACGGCCGCGAGTCTCGTCGTGAAGACGCTGGCCGCAGGTGGGAATTTCTCGATCACGGACAACGGTGCAGGAAGTCTGGTGCTGACCTGTCCCGGTGGCACGGTCACCGGGGCATCGAATGAAGGCAGTGGTGCTCCGATTCTCGACACGGCGAATTCGTCCACGCAATCACTCGTCTTCAAGTCGTTTTCGGGCGGCGCGAACCTGCAGCTGATCGAAGGCGGCAAGCTCGGCGCAGGATTGTCTCTTGTCGGTACGCTCAGCGTGGTTGAACAGGGCGGCATCATAAAGGCCGTGGTGCCGGGATCGCTGAATTTCACGAACGCGAATGTGACGGCGGCAGGTTCAGGCGCGACGATCACGCCGAATTCATCGCATGGCGTGACGGACACGGTGCCGCAATTGTCCGGCTTCACACCGCGTAATCAGGGGGCAACGGGCGCCATCGCCACGCAATATCCGTGGGGCATTGGCGTTGTCGCACCGCATTCAAGCAGCGCTCAGGCATTTGTCCTCACGCAGCCGATTCCATCGGGCGCATTTCAGGTAACGATGCGCTTGCGCGCGGCGCCGCTGAATGCCAACTACGGGTGCGTTGGCCCGTGCCTGTACGACAGCGCGAGCGGAAAGCTAAAACTCTTTGAGCTCGCGTATCAGAACCAGCTTGGCTACTGGGTCGGCAACTTCAGCAATTTCTCGTCGTGGGGCGGCAACCAGTTTTCTACGAACCTCGGCGCCGTTCCGGAATGGATGCGAATCCGTAGCGACGCAGCGAACTGGTATTACGAAGTGTCCGGCGACGGTTCATCGTGGCAAACGCTTTTCAGCGAAACGATCAACTCATTTCTCACGCCCGATTCGTGCGGGTTCTACGCATTCCAGCCGCAGGCAGCGCCCGATCTCGCGTTAGCTGTCTTTTCCTACTACTCCGGCCCTTAGGTTGAACGTGGACACGCAGACATCCGTCGCCGCCCTCCGGGGCGGTTTTTCATTTCTGGGGCACGCCCGTGGAAAGCAATGATCACGTAGTCGAATCGGTCAAGGTGTCGATCGCATGGGTTGGCGGCCTGATCGGCACGCTGCTGGGCAAGGTCGAGGCGTACCTGACGCTCTCGAATGTGGTGCTATCCGCCACGCTCGTCTACACGGTACTGCAGATTTTTATCGTGGCGCGCGACAAGGTCTTTCGCCGCCGCACAAGCACAGAGGATTGACCATGCCCGTCATCACCGCACAGCAGGCCGGTGGCCCCAACCGGACCGCGTTTCTCGACATGATTGCGTGGAGCGAAGGAACATCGCGCATCCCCGAATCCGACGACGGCTATCGTGTGCTCGTCGGCGCGACGCCGGACAAGCCGCTGACGTTTTCCAGCTACGCGACGCACCCCGACATCCTCAACTCCACGTTCAATTCGACCGCCGCCGGCCGGTATCAGTTGCTCTATCGCTACTGGCTCGCATATCGGCAGCAGTTGAAATTGCCGGATTTCTCGCCGCTCTCGCAAGACCGGATCGCGCTGCAGCAGATTCGCGAGAAGGGAGCGTTGCCATTCATCGATGCTGGCGGCTTCGTGAAGGCAGTGCAACTGTGCTCCGGCGTCTGGGCGAGCCTCCCCGGCAACGACTACGGGCAGCCTGTCAACACGATCACCACATTGCAGACCGCGTACGTCAACGCGGGTGGCACGCTGGTGTCCGTGACAACCAGTCTCGCATGAACCATCCGCCTTTTTTCCACTACGACCAAGGAGTCGACAATGAGTCAAGTCTCGTCCCTCGTCACCGGCGGCACGACCATCACGGCCGCCACGCTCGCACCCATGCTCCAGTGGCTGCTGGCCGGATGCCCGTTGCCCGTTCCGGATAGCCTGCCGTATCTGGTCGCGGCGCTTTTCGTGACCGGCGCACATGCGATCGGGAACTGGTGGGTGAGCCGCCAGGCTGCGAAGTCCGATGCGACCGCACCTGTAGAGTCTGCCACTGATCCGGCTCCGGCTGCTGCCCCGACCCCGGCCGCCCCGCAGGTCTAATTCCGCGCTGTTCTCCTCCCGCCGCATTCGCGGCAATCTCCACGAAGGTGTCCATCATGAAGAAGCTGCTTCTCGCGGCGGGTCTTGTCACGCCAATTGCAATCGGTGCCTGCACGACGGCGCAACAGCAGACGGCAACGACGGTTGCGAACACATTTCGGACCCGCGTCGAACAGGCCTGTGCCGTGGTCCAGCCGGAATTGAACAGTCTGGCTATGCTGGCCTCGAACGGCAACGCGCTGCTTGCCTCGCAGGCATCCGTGCTGACTGCGCTGGCGACTGACAATGCCGCCGCCTGCCATGCCGCCGCCGACGTCGATACCGCGTCGGTGCAGTCCCTCGTTAACATGTCGATTCCGGCCGTGCTTGCTATCGTCAATGATCTACCGCTCGATGATAAGACTCGACTCGCGGTGCAGGCGGGACTGATCGTGTTCCAGGCGGCGTTATCGGTGGCGCTGACGACAGTGCCAACTGCTCTGGCGCCGGGTTCATGGGCGTCAGTTGCCGCGGCGCTGTAATGGCGTAGGCGACGGCGGTCCGCACGCGCGTGCAGGGCTCGATGACCTCGGCGAGTAGGTTCTCGAGCAACTGCTTGTTGAGCGGGCCCGCCGTGAAACGAATATCCTTCTGTTCCTGCGTGCGTGTTACTCAGCCTTCCAACCTTCTTTGATCTGTGCAAGGACAGCGTTCACTTTGTCCAAGACGGATTGATCAACTTGGCTGCCGTCACCGATTTCCACCGTTACACGGATGCGCAATGGATGCCCAGCGGTTGCCTCACGGAGGGCGTCGATGTTGTCGGCGAGATCCTGAACCTCGTGAGTCTGGAGATCGGCGCTCGCAGCCTTTGATCCATAGTCCTTGGGCGGAGTCGGCTCCTTGGCTTCATTCTTACGGATCACAATCTTGACCGCCGCGGCACCGCCGAGGTCGCATGGCCAAGCGCCGGAATCGAACGTGCGCTCGATTAGTCCGAGTCTGAAGGCTTCATCGAGAGCGCTGACAACGCGGGTCCAAGGCAGCACCTTGCTAGCCTTCGAAGACAACGCGGCATGAATGAAATGCGCGTTGGTCGCGTCACCTTGCCACGCTGAAGGCAATTGCGCCGGTAGCACGTCGACGCTGGTAAGTGGTAGTGGCGGCGAGAAGAGCTGGACCGTGTCGTTGACGAAGCCAGCCGGAACTTCCTCGGCCAGCACACTGACCGTCCCGTTGACCAGCCAGACTCGACCAGTTTTGACGGCACCGGTGACCGCATCAGTGATCGCCTGCGGCGTTGCCGCGGGAATCAGCAGGTTCTCGGTATAGCCTCCTTTGTCCACTTCGACGAAGTGCTTACCGGAGAAGTACGCGGACAGATCGGCAAGAGTCACTGGCTCCTCGTCCCACAGTCTAGGCAGCTTACCGGGCGCGAGCAACTGTGGGTCCAGCTCGGAGAGAACAGCAGCATCCGAGAGAACGACCTCCAAGCTTGTGTCTTGGATGGCGTTAGCGTCGGGGCGGTAGTTCCAGAAAGTCCGAGACGATTTGTCGGCGCGCGTAACTCGCAAGACGAATTCACCCCCTTCACAGCCCTGAAGCAGCGTCTCCAGAATGGCCGCACGATTCAGCATCTTCGGCAGCTTGGCAGTGGCGGCAAAGGCGCCGACAAGGTCCTTCACAAATCGTGCCCTGTCGCCTGCGCTCCAGAGGTCGAAAGGGCCGCCGGGCAGCAAAGCCTCGGCGTTCACGGCCGTACTCTCGATACGAAGGCGCTTATCCGCAACCATCTTGGGGAACAAGGGATCGTTGTCGACATTGATACGGTAGGCGGCCACATCGTTGCTGTCATTGACCGTCACGGCGATGCAGTACGCCATGACGATTTGCGACACCATCTCTCCACGCCCGGCGCGAACATTGCCCTCCAGTCGGGTCGTCGCGGCAGTGTCGATATCGCTCCGTTCCTTGAGCATCTCACGGACCTTCTCCCAGCCAAGCAGGTCGCGCACCTTCTCGCGCGCCACATCGATGCCCTCCTTGGACGGCACCGCAAGCACCACTGCATTGCGGTTCTGCGCGCGCGGCTTCTCAGGCCCGGTGGTCTCATCGATGAAGCGCTTGGCTTCAGCACTAGGCTTTCCGTTACTCGCTGCCTTAGGACCCAAGACCGCATAGTGAAATTCGCCATCATCCTCGATGTCCGCAGGGCGCGTCGGCAGCACGTGTACCTTCGCACCGGCGCCGCGCGCGCCTTCAGTCAGCTTGCCCGCGCCGCGGATTTCCTTTTCCAATACTTCATCGACCACAGTGACGCTGACGTTCTGGCGAGCATCGTGGTGCATCTGCTTCAGGTTCGGTTTAGAACCAAGGCGCCACACCTTCGGCAGCCCCCCCTCTCGGTCACTCGTAAACGTGTCGTCGAGGTACCAAGACGCGTCGGACCAGCGTGACATGCCCTTGTCCAGCTCAATCCGGTCAGGCGAACCCACGCCGATCAGCACCTTGAGTTCACGCGTGGTCGCGCGCTGGCCGATGGGCTGCGAATGCAGGAACGTCGCCATCACGGCTTGCTCGATCTCCCGTTGTTGCACGCCGAGCAAGCCGTCTTGGGCCTTGCGGGCATGCACCAGCTCCGCCTCCAAGATGGCCGTCCAGTTCTGCCGGCGGCCTTCGTATTGCTCCAGTTGAGCTACATTCGCGAGCTCGCGCGCAGCGACGCTCAGGCCATCAGCGGTCGGGGCTACCAAGAAGATCTGCGCGCCAATGATTGGTTGCTGGTCCCACTTGACCGCGTCACGCAGCGCGGAGGCTAGGATCTTGAGGATACCCCGCGTCTGTTGAAAGCCCTCAAGCTGCGTCCACTTCTGATAAAGGGTTTCGATCAGCGCCGGGTGGAAGGGGTAGGCGTCCGTATAACGCTTCTCTTCTGCCGCGCGGTTCTTCGCGGTGTAGTCGTCGATCCCCTGCACGCCGTTGAGCGCGCCGAAGACCTGGCTAGGCCACTGCGAACTGTTGGTATAGCTTTCCAGCTTGAGCAGGCGTCTCCGCAGGATCTCTGGTACATCCTGGCTTTCGACCGGCTGGATGCCCTCGTCGGCCACGCGCTTGAATTCGTCGTAGAGCTCCTTGCTGATCTGCTTGCCAAGCTCGTCCATCTTGCCAGGGTCTGACGCCAGCAGAGACGCGACCAAGCAGCACTGTGGCACCTTGGCGACGGCTTGGGTCAAGCTGTGCATGAACTCGCGCATGCGGCCGATCCACGCCGGATCCGTGTCGGCCATCACACGCACGAACCAGAGTACTTCGTCGAAGAGGATTAGGACACCGGCCCCGTCCGTCCGTGCGACCTTGAGCAGGTCTTCCATCACGCCAGTGGCCGGAGGCGTGTTGCGCTCCGTACCATCGCTCTTCAGCAGCCTCATGCCGACCGGGCCGGCAAGCTGCCAAGCGATCGCGCTCCAGGGCATCTTCACCGTCGCCACGCTGCCGTCAGGGGCGGTGACTTCCATACCCTTTTCGGCGTCCAGCCGATCAAACACGACCGAGGCCACATGCGCCTTGGGCAGCCCGCCTTCAAGCGCGCAGTGCGCCTTGAATTGTTGCACCGCCGGGATATCGGGCAGCGTCGCGGGATTGCGCACCAAGTGCACGAGGGTGATCAGGGAGTGCGTCTTACCGCCACCGAAGGTCATGTGCAGTTGGCGCACCGCCTTTTCGGACTTACCCGCCAGGCGGTGGGTGACGTCCCGCGCCAAGTCGCGCAGTTTCACCGTAGGATAGGTGAGCGCGAAGAATTCCGTGGCGTCGTGATACACGCCCGGGTTACTGCCCATCACCACGTCATACAGATCCGCGGCAAATTGCTTTTGTGACAGTTCCTGATTGGTGATGTCGTCGCGCAACTGCACGACCTGGTGCCAGGGCTTGGTGGTGGTCTTGGCCAT